ACGCGAAGCCGCAGAGGCCGACCCTCCCGCGAGGCAGGGCCACGTCACGTACATGGCCGGCGTGAACCTCGTCGAGGCGGCCCTCGTCAAGGAGGGGCTGCTGTACAAGCGGTACGCCGGGGACGGCTCGTTCGGCTCGGCGACCCGGGATGCGTACGCGAAGTGGCAGCGCCACCTCGGCTACTCGGGCAGCGCCGCCGACGGCATCCCCGGCATGACCTCCCTCAAGAAGCTCGGGGCCCGTCACGGCTTCGACGTCATCGCCTGATCTGGAAGGACTGGCCCATGAAACTCTCGAAGATGTGGAAGGCGGTCGTCGGCGGCTTGGCCGCAGGCACCGCGGCCGCAGCCACCGCAATGCAGGACGGCACGCTGACGACCGGCGAAGGCGTCACCGTCGCGCTCGCCATCCTCGGCGCCTACGGCGTCACGTGGGCTGTACCGAACCGGCAGGCAGACCCGAAGCACGCCGCCCCGTCTGGTCAGTAGGGAGCCCTGATTGGACGCCACCGCCCTTGGCGCGGTCCTCGCCTGCGTGGGCGTGCTGTCCGGCTCGGTGGTGGCGTACATCGGGAAGCGCGGCGAGAACGCCAACTCGCTGACGGACCAAGTCCAAGAGGAACGCGACGGACTGGTGAGGCGCCTCGCCGAGAAGGACGCACAGATCTCGGCGTTGGAGCAACAGCGGCACGACTACCTCGTCAGGATCACGCAGCTTGAGATAGAAAACATTCGACTCGGAGGAACCCCGACCCCATGACCCGGACAGAGCGCACGATCGTCCTGCACTGGCGCGGCCTCGTCGTGGCGTGCGCGATCGTCGCTCTGTTCGGGATCGCGTGGGCGACGTGGCACCGCATCGACGCCTCGGACCGCAGCTATGCGGCGGCCGCGGCTGAGGCGAACAAGCGTGGCGACGCGGTCAGCACGCTCGCCGGGGACGTGCGAGCCCTACGTCAGCAGGTGCAGGACTCGGGTAAGACCCCGGTGGCCCCGGACCCGACGAAGGCCGTCGACAATCTGCCCGCCCGCGCTGAGGTTCCGGTGCCGATCCCGGGCCCGAAGGGCGAGCCGGGGTCGCCCGGCCCGTCTGGGTCGCCGGGGAAGTCGGGTGCGGCGGGGTCCGCGGGGAGTCCCGGAGCGGTCGGCCCGACCGGGCCAGCTGGTCCCGGCGGTCCTGCTGGCCCGCAGGGTGAGCAGGGTCCGGCTGGACCCGCAGGGCAGGACGGCACGGACGGTACCGACGGCAGGGACGGGCAGGATGGGCAGACCTGCCCGGACGGCTACAGTCTCCAGGCCCCGTCGTATGACCCGGATGCGCTGGTGTGCCGCCGGAATGGGGCGCCGGACCCGGGCGGCAGTGAGACGCCGACACCACAGGCGGCCGGACTGGACCCAACTCGCCGGATCTACGCCTAAGCCGCTTCGACGACCTCAGCACGGACAGCGGCCGCCCACTCCACCAACAGGCGTTCGTACGCCGCCCGTTCCTTCGCTGTCAGCTGCGTCCCCGCGCGCGGCCACAGGGCGCGGATGTCCCCGTTCACGACCGCGGCAGGCCGCACGCGGCCCGGGGCCAGGGGGTTGGGGGACATGCGCAAAGTCTACGAGCCTGGCACGACAACCACGAGGCCCCCGCACACGTCACCCGCCAGCAGTACCGTAGAAAGACAAACCTTCTGGCGGGGGTACACATGAACACTTCCATCGGCGACCGCATCCGCAGCTTGCGCGAGTTCCGCGATCTCACCCAAGAGGAACTTGCCGCGCGGGCCGGCGTCCACGTCGACACCATCCGGAAGCTCGAGCAGGGCACACGCCAGTCCGCGCGCATCAACACCCTCCGCGCGCTCGCACGCGCTCTCGATGTGCAGCTCGAGCGTCTGGTAGGACAGCCCACTGTGACGCAGCAACTCTCCGACGACGGCGGCCTCCTCGCTCTGCGCGACGCAATCCAGGACGTCAGCGCCCTGCCTGGAGTCCTCGAGGAGGACGACCTTGAGGACCCGCCGGGCGAGCAGGCGTGGGCCGACAGCGTGAAGGCCGCGACCACCATGTATTGGCGCGGCGACTACACGCGGCTGTCCGGCGCGCTGCCGCTGCTCCTGCGCGACGGGCGCGCGGTGGCCCGGGAGACCCCAACGGAGCTGGTGTGGCGGCGCCTCGCTCTCGCCTACCAGCTTGCCGCTTGCCTGGCGACGCAGGCCGGGCACAGCGATTGGGCGTTCGCCGCGGTGGAGAAGCAGCTCGCCGCCGCGGCTCGAGCTTCCGACCCTCTGACGGAGGGAATGGGAGTGTCCACGCTGTCGTGGGTGCTGCTGCGGCAGGGGCGTTGGGAGCAGGCGCAGACGGTCGCTGAGCGGAAAGCCGACGCGCTCGAGCCCAGCTTCCGCAAGTCCACGCCGACACAGCTCGCCGTGTACGGGAACCTCCTCATCGCCGCGGCGACGCCGGCCGCGCGCCGGGACCAGCGTGACGACGCCATGCAGCTGCTGACGGCCGCCGAGGCGGCAGCGATCCGCTCCGGGCCGGTCCGCGCGTACGGGAGCGCATTCTCGGTGGTCGACGTCCGCACCCAGAAGGTGAACATTGCGCTGGCGGGCAACGACAACCGGCCCGCAGATGCGCTCAGGTTCTCGAACGACGTGGCCGTCGCCGACATCTCCCGTCCGGTGCACTCTGCCGCGTACCGGGTGGATGTCGCGCAGGCGCGCTATCAGACGGGTGACTGCGGCGGGGCTCTCGAGACGCTCCTCGAGGTGGAGGAGGAGCAGCCGGAATGGATCCGTTTCCAGACGCTGGCTGCGGCGACGGTGCGGGAGATGCTCGAATCGGAGCGCCGCCGCAATACGCCGTTGCGGGGTCTCGCGGCGCGTCTTGGGGTGGACCCGACTTTGTGAGCGGGTAGGACAACACGTCCTAGTGCGGGGAGAATTGACGGTGCGACTGGTGGCTTCTGTCACTGGGCTGTGACGACACGCTTCCATAGCGTGATCCTCGTCACGCGGTGCCGCCCCATGCCCCCGCCAGAGGTCGGGGCGGCGCCGCAACCCGCAGCCCAGGGAGCGATCGTGAGCGCCAGCGTCAGAAGCATCCGGACGACTATGGACGAGCCGGCGCGTCTGGCCCTGCCCCTGGAACCCCCCGCCCCAAAGCCCGGATGCGGCGTGTGCGCGGCCCTCGGCCGCCAGCGCGCCGAGGCCGAAGCCACTGGCGACATGTCCAAGGCCTCGGACTGCAACGTCGAGATCCGCAACCACCCGCACCCCACGCGCCGCGGCGGCACGTCATGACCGGCGCCCGGTGGGAGTGGCAGGACTCTGGCAGCTCATCCGGCCACCTGCAGCGGGTCGCCGACAGCGGCACGTTCAACCGCGTGCAGGCCGCATACCGCGCCTACCTCGACCACTCGACCGCATGCGTCGGCTGCGAGCACGGAGAGATCCGCTGCCCCACGGCGGCCGAGCTGTGGGCCGTGTATCAGGCTGCCCGCTCATAGACCCCCGCCCCGGCTCCCCAACCCTGGACAGGTCGAGCAGCCGGGGCGGGCCGCAAGTGCACTGCTCCACCACATCCGCAGAGGAGTGAGCATGACTGCACCTGTCATCACTGCCGTGCAGGCCAGGACACTGGCCGACCCGGCGTTCTTCACGCGGCTCAGCCGCCGCGTCGCCACCGTCCACGGCCTGGACCAGGAGGAGGCCGAGGGCATCGCCGATCAGACGCTGGCCTATCTCGCCACGGCGGCTCAGAAGCCGGCCGGGACGGGAACGCTGAGCCCCAGCCCGACTGTGGACCTCGGCCTGCACTGCTTCCTGGAGTACACCGCAGAGTACGACAGCTTCTTCCGGGCCCATGGCTGGCCGAAGGTCCACCACCACCCGTGGGACAACCCGAGCAAGACGTACGAGAGTTCCGCGGTGGTGATCCCGCGCACCGTCGCGGCGATCCGTGCGGCCGGGTACACGGTGGCGCCGGCGCTGTGGGACGCGGACCGCGTCGACTGCTCCGACGACAGCGACGGCCAGGAGGGCGACCCGCCGCCGTGCGGTGACCACGGCTGACCAGAACAGGTAGGTGGTGTGGGCCCGCACCGGTACGGTGGCCGGGCCCACACCCTCACGCACGAGAGAGGCACACGAATGGCGAAGAACACGTCGGGGATCGGCCGGGTCACGATCTTCCCGTTCATCCACGACTGGGAAACCGGCTCCCGCTGCGCCCTCGCCTACACCACCACCGACGGCGGAACGACCGCCGTGATGGGTGTGATCCCTGTCGAAGGCAACGTGCACGAGCCGGGTGACCTGTTCGCCATGGCCGGACGGCACGGGTTCATCGGGGAGTGGAAGGGCAGCCACGAGCAGCGCTGCGGCGCGTGGCTCGCTTGTACCGGCGCGGGCTCTCGGACGGTGCAGAAGGCAGGCACGATCGACGTGCCCGACGCTGGGTGGGCGCTGGACATGGCGCGGGCCGCCGACCTCGAAGGCGCCTACTACGGGCACCTGCGGGTCGCTGCCGGCCGGATCACACTCGACGACCCGGCGTTGATGGAGCGGGCTCGCGCTCTAGTGCCCCTGCCGGTGGCCGTGTAGCCGAGGTGCTGGCCCCGTCTGTCCGCTTCCCCCGTGGCGGATGGGCGGGGCCTCTTGCGGCCCGCTTCAGCGCACGAGGTCGGCGAGCGGCACGTTGAGGGCGTCGGCGATGAGGAGCAGGTCTTCCAGGTTCGGGATGCGGGTGGCGTGCTCGTATCGGTGGACCGTTTTGTGGTCGCGGCCGATGCGGTCGCCGAGCTGGACCTGCGTGAGGTTCGCCTCCTCGCGCGCTGCGCGGACGCGCGCTCCGATGACCGCACGGCGGGCTGGAACCCAGGCAGGCAACGGATCGAGTGGCACCCGCCCACGCTTGCCGCACCATGATCATAAGTCTTTACCTGACCGGGTAAATTTAAGGATCTTGAACCGGGGAAACTGACCGATGCCGCACCATCGCACGTCAGAGTATGGACCGCGGCCGTGAAGCGGTCGCCGGGTGTACGCGTCTCCACCCGATCCGGCCGTTAGACGCTAAGACTCGGTCAAAGCGTCCCGCCCCGGAGGTGTTCACCTCCGGGGCGGTCTACGTTGTACGTCAAGAGGCCCTCACCGACATATCCGGCGAGGGCCTCTCCCCGTGAGGCCGGCCTCCCCGCCGGACACCCACAGGACGTGAGAGACGCGTCTCAGGCGCGCGTGGGGAGACGCGCCTGCCTCTCTCAGGGCAGCACTGTACGTGGTTGTTGAACATAGTCCAGCCCCTCATTCGAGTGAACTGCACGACATGATCACGTGAGGGTGTGGCATCTATGTGGCACTCGATCATGGAAGAGGCCTCCCGTTCGAATGAACGAGAGGCCTCTCAACTCTCTGACCTGCTGTACAGGCAGTGCCCCCGGCAGGATTCGAACCTGCGACACCCGCTTTAGGAGAGAACGTAAAGCGATCATGAGGCTCAGTGAGGCCGAATGGGGCTCAGTGAGTCTCGGACCATAGGGGCGTGACCTGCACAAACAAGAATCAGCGAGTCTCAGTGAGGATCAATGAGGGGGTGTTGTGGCATCCATGTGGCATCTGCGTGGCATCCAGCCTCACACCGCCCGCAACGTTCGAACACCCTCGGTCTCCGGGGCCATCCGCGCGAGCACCTTCGCGGCCACGTCCTCGGGGGAGTGCTGATAGATCCACGTGACCTTCGAGCCGCGTTCGTGGCCCATCACGGTCTGCGTGTCCTTCTCATCGATCCCGAGCTCCTTGAGCCACGTCGCGAACACGTGCCGCAGATCGTGCACCCGCGGCCACCACTCCAGCCGACCCGTCTCCGGGTTCTTGACCTGCCTTGCAAGACCCGCGTCCTGGATGGCCGGCACCCACACACGGCGGAAGTTGTGCCGCGTGAGCGTGCCCCCCTGCGGCCCACGGAAGACAAGCTCCTTCGGCACGAGGTCGTACGGGTCGTCGCCGATCGGTGTCACCTTCTCCGACGGCCGCCACCGATCCACCATCGTGCGGACCGCGTCGGCCGCCTGCGGGGTGAGCGGCACTGTGCGGAACCCAGCGACGCTCTTAGGTGCAGGCTTCCGGAAGAGCCGCCCGTGGTCCTCACTGAGCACTTCCTTCACCTTGAGGTGGTTAGCCTCCAGGTCCACGTTCTCCCACCGCAGCGCCGTCGCCTCACCCCACCGCAGACCGGTGTGCTCCAAGAACACGACCAACGGCCGGTAGTACATGGGCAGATGCTCGACGATGAGCGCGCACTGTGCACGGCTCGGCGGCCGAAGATCATCGGGGTGCTTGGTCTGCGGCTCCCCGATGTCGAGGTCAGCAGCCGGGTTGAAGGGGATGCGGCGCCCGTCCTTCACTGCGGCCTTGAGCATCTGGTTCAGGACCTCGTGGACCTTCTTCCGCGTGTGGTAGCCCTTCACTTCCTTCGTGATCCATGCCTGTAGCTCGATGTACTCCAGGTCGCACAGCCGCCACTCGCCCCACTTCGGTTTGATGTGGGCATTCCAGTTGGACACCTTCCGGTTCGTCGTCGTGACCGCCCGGTCCGGCTGCGCCTCCCACCACTTCACCCACCACTGCGCGAGAGTGATCTGCCCGCGCTTGGGGTCGGAGTACGTCTTGGTGCGGACTTGGTCGCGCATCTTGTCGAGGTGCGCCTCGGCCGCCTTGAAGCCGCCGTCTTCGATCGAGAAGCACTTCTGCTTCTGGTTTCCGGCGCGATCCCGGTACCGGGCCTGCCACGAACCCGTGCAGTCCCGGCGCCTGTTGCGCTCGCCGTACTCCTCGGGCGGGTACTTGGCCATGCACAGCTGGCATCCGCAACTCTTCGCGCGCAGCTGCCGCGGGTTGTTCGAAGCCCTACGCCCCATGATGAATCACCACCTGGTCTCCGTTCACTCGCTGCTGAGATACCTGAGCGAGGAGACGGACTCTCTCCCCACAGAAGCAGCGTGCACCCAATTCGGGCTGCTCGACGGCGAGTTCGGAGAGGACCTTACGGACGGCGCGCAGGGCGTATATGCCCTCCAGCTGCGCCGGGATCCGGATCAGCCGCCGCTCTGGGTCCCATGGGGAGGCCGTGCCAGAGGAGACGTAATGGACGCGGATACACATGCCGAACCCCCGGAGACGCAGGCGACAGGATGGAAGCCGTGGGGGAGGACATCGGCCGTGTGAGCGACCGTACTCGCAGATTGGTGAATATGCGACCAGTCTGCGCATGCTCCGTGTGCATAAATGCGCGCAGTGTGAACGAGCGTATTTCGCTCAGGCTTGCGAACGGGTCAGAAGGTTGCGCTACGTCCGGTTTGCTTCGTTCAGCGCCCGCATCTCGATCTCCTTCGCCCGCTGCTGCTCCTCGGTGAGCCCGCGGAAGTACTCCAGTACGCGAGCTTCCCTGGCTGCGTCGAGGGGGCCCGGGGTGGCGCGGCCGGCGGCGGCGAAGATCTGTTCCTCGGTGAACTTGGGGAACTCGCGGGCGAGTGCGCGCAGGCTTTCCGCCTTGACGCCGCGCTTGGTGCCGCGCAGGCGGTGTGTCCAGGCGTTGACCGTGGCTGGGGCGACGCCGATGCGGCGCGCGACTTCGCTCTCGTTGACGTCGTACTCCGACTTCAGACGGGCGAGCAGCTGCGCGAGGTCTTCAGTGCGCTCCTCATGCTCCACGGGGCTAAGAGTGCACGCCAGTCTTCTACTTTCGCAAGTGAAAGTAGAAGCGTGGCGCGATGTCAGCGCGGCGCGTAACCTCCCCGTCACGCACCGGCGCACGTGGCATATGCACCGAGAATAGAACGCACATTCGATGACCGCCAGTGGGGCGCACAACTTGCAGAAACAACCCGCCACTCACTTGACCTCACTGACACTGACACAGTAGAAATGTGTCAACGGCAGCCCGGCAGGCCGCACCACTCACCAACTGGCACGAGGTCCCACATGTCCAACCTGATCCGCAAGGGCAAAGGCAAGCCACTCAGAGACGCACTGGAGCGGCACGGCCTGAACGCCCCCCAGCTCGCCGCCGCCACCAAAAGCGTGGACGCGAAGGGGCGCGGGATCAGTACAGCCACCGTCTACAACGTCCTCGACGAAGACAACGGCGCATCCGACACCTGCCACATGCGCACCGCATGGCTGATGACCACGGCCATGGGTGAACCCCTCCAAACGCACTTCGACTTGCCCTCCGTTTCAACTGACACAGTGGAAAAGTAGAAAGGCTCCCCCCTCATGGCGAGCAAGACCCTCGCTGAACGCGTCGAGACCCTCCGCCCCACCGGACTCGCCCCCCTCCTCAACAGCGCCCAACTGATGGCCCACTACGGCGTCTCCAACTGGACCGTCAACGAGTGGATCAAGGACGGGTGCCCCGTCGAGCGACTCCCCGGCGGCAACCGCCGCTTCGACCTCTCCAAGGTCAAGGAGTGGATGGACTCCCGCAGCGAACAGGCCGCAGAGATCGGCGCGCAGCGCTCCCGCCGCGCCGTCGCCGGCCGCGCCTGACCCCACAAGAAAAGCGGGGCCGCCCGGACGGCCAGGTCCAGGAAGCCCCTCGGCACACCTCAACCAGTCAGAAAGAAGAGGTCACCGTGACCACACAGATTACCGACCCCGAGAACACCGCTGGCGACTTGATCGCCCCGAACGGCAAGGTCTGGCGGATCACCGAGCACACGCGGAACGGCGCGGCGCTGTACGTGATCGACGGCGTGGACCCGGTGAAGTGCCCGCGTCTGGTGATGTCGACGCGGATGGAGCTGGAGGCGATCTTCGGCGCGGAGCTGCTGCCGCTGGGTGGTGCCGCGTGAATACGAAGCTCGTGAACTCGGCGGCGGGCGTGATCCTGGCCGCTCTCACGCAGAACCGGACGGCCGCGGGGATCGCGCTGGCGTTGGACTCGGCGCAGCTGCTGATGACGCCCGAGAAGGCCGTCGAGCTGGCCGAGTTGCGGCGGCAGTTGGAGTCCTCCCGTGTCGACGGTCGGCGTCTGATCCGTGCTGAGCAGCGGTGTGCGGAGTTGGAAGCGGTGCTGGGCACGCACCGGAAGGACGACCAGGCCGTGATCGAGCGGCTGCGGGCTCGGGTCGCCGAGCTGGAGCAGAGGGGCGCTGAGGCGCCTGTCGCAGTCGCCTTGACGCCGAAGGCGGCCGAGTCGGCGGACAAGCTGACCGCGCTGTTCGCGCCGACGCAGGCCCTCCGCGAGGGCGCGCCCGCACCGACGGCCGTCACCTGCGCCGACCACGACCCGGCGATGGAGTGCACGGACGGAAAGTGCACCTGCCCCTGCGGCAAGCCGTGCACGTGCGGCGGCTGCTGCGGCTGCTGCACCTCGTTCTGCAGCCACACCTCCTACTGCGAGTCAGCGTGGCTCCACTCGGGTCGTGATGACGCGTGATGCACGAGTCCTCCACCGACGTCCTCGCCTGCGTCCTCCTCGCGATCAGCCTGTTCGCCGCGTCGCTGGTGCCGTGGCTGCTCCTCGTCAACGCCGAGCACCTCACCCCCGCGTGGATGCGTGAACTCCCCGCGAAGGCCTCCGAGTTGCGGCGTGATGCCGCTCTGTCGGCGGCGGCTCTCCTGCTTCTCCTCTCTGCTCCGAAGGGGTCGACCTCATGACCACCACTCCCGTTGACGGCCCGTTCCCCATCAAGGTCACGGCCACCCCGTCCGGCGCCGAACTCGACTTGTCCGCCTTCCTGTTCAAGGCCGTGTTCACCGAGCTCATCACCAAGGCGGACGAGGACCCCGAGGGCCTCGTCTCCGAGCTCACGGACATGGCGGACCTGCTCCGCTCGGCGGCTCACGGCGGCCGGGACAGCCACGCCAGGCACGAGTTCGACGAGCGGATGAACTCGATGCTCAAGGAGTTCGCCAACGACGGTGTGATCCCCGTGTACGGGGAGCAGGTCGGCAGGCTTCGCGACCGGCTGGCGGAGATCGCGGCCCCCCGCCCGGTGCCCTCGCAGCAGGACCGGAGGGCGTCATGAGCGCCATCGTCTCCCCGTACAGCAGCAACCCCCGCTCCCGGGTCGCCCGCCTCGTCGCGCTCCTCGTCGAACGGCAGCGCGCCGCCGCCGAGCAGGAGAGGCTCACCGCCCTCGACACCTACCGCACGCACCTCCCCGTCGACCACCCGTACCGGCACATGCTCGACACCGTGGACGTGGCGTGCGCCCGGATGGTGTGCACGCCCACGGAGATCTGCTCGTGCCCGCCGCAGGACGGTGCCGCATGAACGCCCGCCGCCAGATCATCGCCGCCCTGTCCGAGGACAGCCTCGGCGGGATCGCCACCCTCCACGACGTGACTCGCGCGGAGCAACTGGCCGACGCCTACCGCGCCGAGCTGCTCGCCGAGGTTGATGCCCTCCTCGAAGCCGAACGCATGGAACACGCGGACCGCCGCCTGTTCAGCGAAGGCATCGAGCAGGGCCGGCAGGCCGTCAAGCGGCTGGCCGCTGAGACCAGGGAGAAGGCCACCGCCACGGCGGCGACGGCCACTCCCAACGCCGCCGCCCGACAGACCAAACTCCTGGCCCGCATCCGCGACGAAGGCGGCCACTGGAAGACCGGTCGCGTCGTCCGCACCTACGGCCAACTCGGCTACAGCGGCAGCGTCCGTACCGCCCGCTTCGACCTCGCCATCCTCCGCGACTCAGGCGCCATCACCGAGCACAACGAGAAGGGCGTCAGGTTCTACACCCTCAACTCCCAGAAGGGCAGCCGTTCGTGAGCACCACCGCGCAGGCCGGGGCGAGCGTCGCCCCGGCCGCCGGCCCCGACCGAATCCCCCGCCCCTCGCAGGGCTGGTACCGCGTCCCCGGCACCGACATCAAACTCCGCCGCGTCACCACCATCCTGTCGCAGGGATTCCCCAAGCCGCAGCTCGTGTTCTGGGCAGCCAACCTCACCGCGGCCGACGCCTTCGCCACCCTGCCCCGCCTCGTCCACGCCTCGCTCCGACCGGCCGACAAGGAAGCCGCATACGACTGGCTGCGCAAGGGCCACATCCGCAAGAAGGACGAACGCGGAGAGATCGGCGGCGCCGTCCACGACGTCATCGAAGCGAAGGTCCTCGGCACCCCCATCCCCGAAAGCTTCCTCACCGACGACGAGATCGCCCCGTTCATCGACCACTTCCTCCGCTTCGTCGAGGAGTGGGAGATCGAGTTCGAGGCCTCGGAGATGACCGTCGGGAACTTCACCGACGGATGGGCCGGGAAGCTCGACTACCTGTTCCGCTCACCTCGCATCGCGGCCGCGCTCCGAGTCCCCACGAACACGCTGTTCATCGGCGACACGAAGACCGGCGGTGAGCTCGACGAGAAGGGCGTGTACCCGGAGGCCGGCGCGCAGATGTCCGCGTACCGGCGGGCCGAGGTGGCGTGGCTGCCGGACGGCACGCAGGTCCCCATGCCGAAGGCGCACCCAGTCGGAATCGTTCTGCACCTGCGCCCGGAGGGTTACCGCCCTATGCCGCTGAAGTGCGGCGACGACGTGTACGAGGCCTTCCGCCACGTCCAGCAGGTCGCCGAGTTCCAGCGCGTCCTCGCCAAATCCGTTGTGGGTGAGGCCCTCACCCTTCCCGCCACCACTGAAGAGAGGGCCGCCTGATGCCCATCCTCGATCTCCAGCAGCGCATCCGCGAGTTGGGCCGGATCCGCATCGGCCAGAAGGTCGCCACCTCCAACGGCAAGACCCGCCCGTCGAAGCTCAACCGCTTCCGCCTGACGTCGCCCTCCCGCGAGCTCCTCGACAGGGTGGCCACGCAGTACGGCGGGACCGTCGCCCCGTGGACCCCCGACGGCGGGGCCGGGCAGTACGAGGTCATCACCGAGGCAACCCGCATGCCGATCCTCGTACCGCACCAGCCCGTCTCCCAGTACTACGAGCTGTGGTCGGGCGGCGGATGCCAGCGTCGCTGCGACGGCGTCACCGAGCTGCTCAAGGATCGGCCGTGCATCTGCGGCCCGGACCCCGAGGAGCGGCAGTGCAAGCCCACCACCCGCCTGAACGTCGTCCTCTCCGAGGTGCCCGGCGTCGGCGTGTGGCGGCTGGAGTCCCACGGCTACTACGCAGCCCTCGAACTCCCCGGGGTGGCCGAGCTGCTGGCGAAGGCTGGCGGGTACGTGCCCGCGTTCCTCGGTCTGGAGGAGCGCACCGCGAAGCGGGACGGGCAGACCCGGCGGTGGATGGTGCCGACGATCGACGTCGACATCACCCCGACTGCACTCATGGCGGGCAACACGACCGCGGTTCCGGCGGTGACGGGCGGCCCGGAGCGGGCCGCGATCGAGGCGCCGCGCCCGGACTACGTGCAACTCGCGTCTGTGGCGAAGACGTCGGCCGAGGTGCGGGACCTGTACAAGCAGGCCGTCGCGGCGAAGCACATGACCAAGGACATCGCGAACGCCCTGACCGCGCGGGCTGCGGAACTGGACACGCCGAAGAAGACACCGGACGCGCCGGACGCCACCCCGCAGGACCAGACACCGCCTCCGTCTGAGGAAGGCGAGGTGTATGAGGCCGAGTTCGTCGACGACCCGGCCGACGTGCAAGACGTCTGGTTCCAGGTCATCGCCGCCGCCGGCGCCCACGGCCTGACGACGGAGCAGGTAGAGGCCGGGTTTGCGCAACGCCACGGCGGGCTGCACCCGTCGTCCGCGACCGTCGCGCAGATGAACACGTACCTCGCCGCGGTGAAGGCCGGTGAGGTCCGATGAGCACCTTCGCCGAGGTCCCCAAGACCGCGTGGGACACCGAGACAACCGGCCCGAATCCGCTCGAAGACCGCATCGTCACCGCCGCCTTCATCGTCCGGGGCGGAGGCCAGGACGAGCGCGACCTGTCGTGGCTCATCAACCCAGGCATCCCGATCCCGGCCGAGGCAACTGCGGTTCATGGGATTACCGACGCCATGGTGCAGGCCAACGGACTGGACCCGAAGGTCGCCCTCGACGAGGTCGCCAACTGCCTGGCCTACGCGATCGAGTCGCACATGCCGGTCATCGCGTTCAACCACAGCTTCGACTGGTCGATCCTCCACTACGACCTGATCCGCAACGGACTGCCCACCGTCCACGACCGGGTCGGCGCGGGCCCGCTGCCGCTGCTGGATCCGCACGTCATCGACCGGCAGTGCCTCCAGCGGCTGCGCGGTGCGGGCATGCGGAAGTTGAAGCCGACGGCCGAGCGGTATGGCGTCGAGCTGAAGGACTGGCACACCGCGGAGGCGGACGCATTGGCCGCGCTGCTCATCACCGAGGCCCTGTTCGCCAAGTACGGGCAGCTCAACAGCATGGGTCCGCAGCAGTTGTACGCGGCGCAGAAGGCGTGGCGGGCGGAGCAGCAGGCCGGGTTGCAGGACTGGTTCCGGACGAAGGCCACGCCGGAGCAGGGCGGCGCCCCGGACAAAGTGATCGACGGCTCCTGGCCTCTCATCCCGGCGCAGCGTGGGGAGGGCGAGTGATGTTCGTTGCCCGCCCGAGATACGCCGCCCTCCGCGCCCGCTATCAGGAGGTCGTCGAAGAACGCGACGAAGCCGTGAAGCTCGCCGCGGAACGCCTGTCCACGATCACCCGGCAGGCCGAGACGATCACCCATCTCCGCGACACCACCCCCGACAGCCCGGTGTCACAGCCCCAGCCCGTGCAGGGCGACGCAGAGCTGCGCCGTCAGCTGCGCCTCTCGCAGAAGGCGCGGGCCGCACTGGAGGAGCAGCTCCTCACCGTGCAGCGGTCAAACGAGGTGCAGGCCCGGCAGTTGCGTGAGCACGCCGAGGCAGCGCGGGAGGTGACCGAGTCGTGACCAGTCCCATCCATGTCCTGCGGCAGATCGTCAACGGCGGCGGCCGACACCGGCCGCGCCGCCCGCTGCTCCTGCCGGACGCCCCGCTCGCGCCGGCCGCAGAGCCGGTACCGCATGTGGTGCTCGACGAAGACGAGTTGGAGCAGCTCCTCAACACCGGCGACGCTCTCGCGAACGAGTTCGACACCTGCCCCGCCGAACAGCGCACCACCTTCCACGCCCTGTACCGCGACGGCTCCCGCCGCTGCTGGACCTGCGGTGTGGAGACGCTAGGGGGCGGCCAGTGAGCACGCTCTTCGACCTCAGTCCCGAGGTTCCGGCCGCCCTTCCGGCGGTCGGGCCCCGGCCCCTGGTGGTCGTGGCACTCGATGTCTCCCTCACCTGCACCGGCGTGGCCGGACTCGGCTGGACCGACCGCATCCGTACGAAGCTCCGCGGCGACGAACGGCTCGCGTACCTGGAGACCGAGATCGCATCGTTCATCCGGGCCGCGGACATGGTCGCCATGGAAGGCCCGTCGTACGGACACAGCGGGCCGCGGTACCACGAAGACCTCGCCGGGCTCCGCGTGTTGGTGCGCCGCTACTGCCACCGGCATGGCATCCCGTACGCCCTGGTACCGCCGTCGAACCTGAAGCTGTACGTCACCGGCCGCGGCAACGCCGCGAAGGGCGAGGTGCGTTCGGCGATCGCCGACCGGTACGACGTCCACACGGAGGGCGTCGGCCGGTACGACATGGCGGACGCGTATGGCGCGCTCGCCGCGGCGTCGGACTGGTTGGGCCAGTCGCTCGCCGCGGTGCCGGACAAGAACCGCGGGGCTCTGGCTGGCTGCCAGTGGCCGGACCGCGAGGCGGTGACCGCGCGATGAAGCTCGTACACGCCGCCCCCGACACCGCCGAACCCGAGCCCGCCTGGCAGGACTCCGCATCCTGCATCGGACCCGAACACGACGACCACCGCGACCTCTGGTACGCGCCCGACAGCGACCACAAGGGAGTGGCCCACGCGGTCAGCATCTGCAAGCAGTGCCCCGTCGTAAAGGAGTGCGCGGCCGCCGCGTTCGCGAGCGGTGAGAAGTTCGGTATCTGGGGCGGGATGACGGCCCGGCAGCGCAAGCTCGCCCTGCGCCGGGCGACGAAGGCCCGCGCCCGCGCCAAGGCGGCCGCCCCGGAGACCGCTCCTGTTCCGGTCAAGGCGAAGCGCAGCCGGAAGCCTGCCGAGTGCGGCACCCGCAGCGGCTACCAGAAGCACCTCCGGGACAAGACGGAGATCTGCGCGCCGTGCCGTCAGGCGAATACGGACGCAGACAACCGGCTGCGCCGCACAGGGACCACCAAGGAGCTCGCGGCATGACGGGCCCGTGGATCGGCGGCCTCACCGTCCGCCGCACCGAGCGCGGCCAGACCCCGATCGCCGACTTCCTGTGCACCGCATGCGGCCTCCATCGCCGCGTCACCGGCCGCGCGAAAGTCCAGGACTTCACCCGCGCCAACCCCATCACCGACCACCGGGCCACCTGCCCGGCCACCACCCGCACCGCCAACCCGCAAGGAGCACACGCCGCATGACCACCCGGCACCTCACCGGCGACGACCGCGACACCACCCGCAACGAAGCCGCCCGCCTCTACCAGACCGGCTTCACCATCCGCGTCGTCGCCAAACAGATCGGCCGCTCCTACGGCAACACCCGCGTCCTGCTGCTGGAGGCCGGGGTGGCGCTCCGCTCCAAGGGCGGCTACCACCCCAAGACCTCCTGACCTCAACACCCGTGCACCACAACGAAGAAAGGCACCACCAGCACATGACCACCCAGCACGAGACCGACACCGAGGCCACCGTCGAGCGCGCCGACATCGCCGCCTTCCTCGCCAGCCACCTCAACGGCCGCACCGCCGAAGAACTCTCCACCGAGTTCCACCAGTTGCTCGACGCCGTCCGCGCCCACGGCAAGAAGGGCCAGCTCGTCATCACCGTCGTCGTCGACCCGCCGGCGAACGGCGTCGAGTCCGCGCCGATGCCCATCGGTGTCGAGTCCGCAGTGAAGGCCCCGAAGCCGACGCCGGTGAAGTCCCTCTACTTCCTCGACGACGACGGCAACCCCGTCCGCGAGGACCCGCGGCAGCTCTCCATCGAGTTCCGCACCGCGCCCACCACCGACAACTACAAGAAGGCCTGACCACTGTGACGACCTACACCACCGCCCCGGCCACCGACCTCGACGGCATCCAGTCCGTCATCGACATCGCACAGCAGGCCACCGAGCCGTTCCCGCTGGAGACCGGCAGGGTCTACGCCGTCACCACCCCGCGCGGCGTCGAGCGCATCGACCTCACCGGCATCGAGTACAAGGAGGCACCCGACCGGAAGACCGGCACCACCGTCGTCCGCGACAGCGCATCCTTCCTCGCCTACTTCGCCAAGCACTCCGACGACAACACCGAGGTCTACGCCGACGCCGAGCGGCTCACGACGACCGCCATCCTCGACGCCAACACCCGCGAGGCAGCGCGCTGGGAAAGCCACCGCCTCGCCCTCATCCTGCGCCGCACGGAGGCGTGGCAGCAGTGGATCGACAACGACGGCCGTCTCATGAAGCAGGACGCGTTCGCCGAGTTCATCCAAGACCACCTCCCCGAGCTCCGGACGCCGTCGGCCGCCGAGATGCTGGAGATCGCGCAGTCCATCCAGGGAGTGTCGAAGGCGGAGTTCCAGTCCGGCAGCCGCCTCTCCGACGGGCGCCGACAGTTCCAGTACGTCGAGACCGTCACCGCGAAGGCCGGGCAGAAGGGCCAGCTCGAAATCCCGGACACGTTCGTCGTCGGCCTGGTGCCGTTCGAGGGCTCGGAGGGGTACGAGCTCACCGCCCGCTTCCGCTACCGCATCGGCAGCGGCGGCGAGTTGACGATGGGCTACAAGCTCGAACGGCCCACCGACACGCTTCGCGCCGCCTTCGCGGACGTGGTCACCGCGATCAGTAGCGAGATCACGGTGCCGGTTATGAACGGGACGCCCGCCTGATGGCCGGCCGGACGCGGGGCGGCGCCGACTCCCGCTGCCCCGCGTGCGGCCGCCCCCTCCTCGTCCAGTGGGTCGGAGACGTCGCAGCCCTCCAAGCCGTCGTCACCCTCCACCCGCCCGAGGAGCACCTCCCCTACCCGCAGGCGGCGCAAGACCAGACGGCGAACGACCTCGTCTGGTGCCTGCCCCGCCTCCCGCACCGGGCGCCACGCCTCCGCTGGACCAGCAGCCGACATCCACCCGACTGCCCCCACCAGCACCTCACAACGCACAAGTGCCCGACGCAACCGCTCTTTTGAGGAGACCCGCCCGTGGACAACGTCCGCCACATGCCGCGCGACCAGGCGGACCAGGACGGCCTCAACCGCGTAAGCCCCCACGACGCCGAGGCCGAAAACTGGATGGCCGGCGTCATCATGCACAGCCGCACCGCCTACCTCGAATGCGCCGAAGTCCTCGACCGCGACGACATCTACCAGCCCGCGGTCCGCCTCATCTGGGACGTCGTCGGCGGCATGGTCGCCGAGCAGAAGCAACTCCACCCCATCACCGTCCGCGCCGACATCGAGAAGCAGAAGCAGCTCCGCCTCGTCGACGAGGGCCGCCTCCTCGACCGCCTCGGCGCCGAGACGATCAGCCCGACGATGGCGCAGGCCTTCGCCGAACGCATCGCGGACGTCGCGAAGATCCGCCGCCACGACGAGCACGCCAACCGCGTCAAAGCACAGATCATGCTCGGCGCCACCGCCGAAGAGCTCGACAAGCTCGACGCCGACCACCGCCAGTACGAAGAGCGCCGCGCCACCACCGGCCACGGCCCCTCACACCTCACCGCCGCGTTCATTGACTGGAACCCGTTCTTCGCCACCGACTTCGGCCGGGTCCAGCTCCTGCCCGGCCGGCTCCTCGGCCCCGGCCAGCAGATCACCATCGTCGGCGAGGGCAAGGCCGGTAAGAGCCTGGTTGTCCAAGAGTGGCTGTGGCGCATGGCCACCGGCCAAAGCTTCCTCGGCGACCGCCCTCAGGCCCCCATCCCCCTGCTGTACGTCGACGCGGAGAACGGCCACCAGGACATTCAGGAACGGTTCGTGTCCTACGGCGGCGGCCCCGGACGGATGGGCCTGCTCACCTACGCGTCCTTCCCGCCGCTGCGCCCCCTCGACACTGCGGGCGGCGGCGCCGACCTGATGGCCATGGTCAAAGAGTCCGAGGCCCAACTCGTCTGCCTCGACACCGTGTCCCGGTTCATCTCCGGCCCGGAGAACGACGCCGACACGTGGCTGTCCCTGTACCGGCACACGCTGCTCCCGCTGAAGCGCGCCGGCATCGCCAGCGTGCGCTTGGACCACATGGGCAAGGACGGGGAGCGGGGCGCCCGCGGGTCGTCCGCGAAGACCCAGGACGTCGACCACGTGTGGGAGCTGCGGGCGCAGGGCGGCGGCACGCTCGTGCTGAAGCGCACGCACACGCGTACCGGGATCGGCCCGGATGCCTTCGTCGTGGTGCGGCAGTCGCAGAAGGACGGAGACCGCTACCGGCCGGGCTGCACCCGCCACGTCCTCATGGACTACGACCGCATGGAGCAGGCCGCCGAGGGCTCGGTGGAGTGGCTGATCCAGAAGATCGACGACCTCGGTCTGCCGAACGATGCGGGCAACCCGCGGACGATCGCAGCGCTCGCACACGCACAGATCAAGATCGGCAAAGACAAGATCGCGACGGCCGTCCGGGCACGGAAAAACCGGGACAACTTGGGTTCCCCGGAAACCTTCCCCGAGACCTTCCCCGAAGGGGTTCCCCGGGAACCTTCCCCGGGAACCCCCGCGGGAACTGAAAAACCCCAGGTCAAACATTCCCCGGGAACCCTCCGGGAACCTTCCCCCGACCCGGGTTCCCCCCCTTCCCCCCCTCTACGAGAGGGGAAGGGGGAGGGAACGCCCGCCACACAGGTTCCAAGCGGGCCCCCCTGCACCATCTGCGACCGCCCCATGACCACCGACTGGGCAAGCCGCGGCTACGACACCCACATCGGCTGCGACCCCGCCACCGGCAGCCACCCCGACAGGCCCCAACACCCCACCGCAGACGCCCACACCGAAAGGCACAGCGCATGACCCGAGGCATGACCATCCGCGGCTACACCGGCTTCACCTACTCCATCGACTGGGAATGCGGAGCATGCGGCGCCACCGGAGAGATCGACAACAGCGATGAAAGCGGCGAAGTCATCGAGTCCATCGACCACCGATGCGAAGCAGACGACGACTGAGCCCCGCCGTCTGACCGTCCACCACCCCACCCACACGAACGGACAAACCACCCATGACCGCCCGACAGATCGCCCTCGACACCCAACCCCGCCGCATCCAACGCCGCCGCACCAAAGGCTGGCGCGCACCCGCCGGAGCCATCTACGTCGGCCGCGGCACCCGATGGGGCAACCCCTGCACCCAAGTCCGCTACCCGGCCCTCGACGGCACCGAGTGGGAGCGAGAGGGACGCCTCGGCAAGACCTCCGGACAACGACACGCGTTCGTCCACCCCGACAAAACCGTCACCTGGCACCTCGTCCAGGACGCCACCCCCGAGCAGGCAGTCGAGATGTTCCGCCGCTGGCTCACCGAGGCGCCTTCGCTGACTGCCGCTGTCCGTGAGCACCTCTCGGGCCGCGACCTCATGTGCTGGTGCCCCACCGACGAGCCCTGCCACGCCGACATCCTCCTCGAACTCGCCAACACGCCGGCCCCCGCGTCTTGCTGACGTTCCCGTCACCAACTGAACCCACCACAACCCAACACAACTGACCAGCCAGTCAGTGGCAACCAGACAGGATCACACCATGCCCGACCAGCCCACACCCCTCACCGAGCAGCAGCTCACCGACATCGAGACCCGCGCCGCCCACCTCTACGAGTACGTGACCATGCCGACCGACGAGGCCGACCAGATGGCGGGTGTGGACGTGCCCGCCCTGCTCGCCGAAGTCCGCCAGCTGCGCGCCCGCACGCTCACCGAGAGCGAGTACGACTCCGCCTGGCACGCCGTCGAAGGCGCCGCAGGAGAGGAAGGAGCGGACCCCGGCACGGTCCTGCATGCCGTTCTCGACAGGCTCGGGATCACCGTCCCCGGCGCCGTAGAGCAGCCGGCCGTCGATGCGTCCGAGGCGTGCGGCAAGTGCCGGCAGCCCTTCGACCCGGCCGACACCCGCTTCGACGGACAGGCCCGCCACTACCTCACCCCGTACTGCCGCGGGTGTGTCGACCGCTGCCACGACAACGAGATCGCCGACCACCGATGCGTCATCTGCGCCTGACCACAGCAGGACGGCGGCCCCGCTCGAACCGGGGCCGCCGCCCGCCCATCCTCTCGCACGATCAAGGAGCAGCAGCAATGACCGACACCACCGACCCGCAGCCCCTCTGCCGCACCTGCATGACCCAGATCGGCTACATCGGCGCCCCCACCGGCGGCTGGTGGGCCCACGAGACGCATCCCACTGACGAGCACGACGCTGTACCCGGCGGATGGGTGGACGGCGACGAGCTGATGGAGGCGATCGCCGCCGCGGTGTGGGAGCACTGCTCGATCGAGGGCACCGCGAGCCTCGTCGTCGACGACCCGCGGAACATCGCGGGCACGGCTGCCGCGGTCGCTCGCCGACTGCTCGCCGCGCCTGTCGCCGTGCCGTCTGCGCCCGCCGACCGGGCCGCGATCTACCGCGAGGTCGCCGACCGCCTCGCCGCCGACGCTGAGCAGGGCGCCAAGGAAGGCTTCACCCGGATCTACCGCAGGTCCGCCGCGCGGCAGGTCCGCGAGTGGGCCGGCGAGGCGCAGCAGCCCGAGACGGGGGCGTTTGTCTGCAAGTGCCCCGCCGAGCTCTGCCACTGCGGCCACCACGCCACCGTGTCCCAGCCCGCCGTCGGGGCGCAGCAGCCGAAGGAGGCCTGACCATGGCCCGCCAGCTGAACGCGTGCGGGTTCTCCATCGAGACCATCGCCGCCGAATACGAGACCGACGCTGCCCTCGCCGAGGCCGGACAGGACATGGACGACCCGTACTTCCTCGCCGCGTTCGCCGCCGAGGACGCGCACCGGATCCTGGACCGCGCCACCGCGTCCCAGCCCGCCGAGGAGCCGTCGTGATCGCTGAGGCCATCGACACCGCGTACACCATCGGCTGGGCCATCGTCGCCTGGATCATCCTCACCGCCGCCGCGGGCACGCTCGCCCTGTACACGCTGGCCGTGACCGCATGGACCGTGTGCCGGCTCATCTGGCGGGCGGGGCACGCAGCCTGGCGTGCCATCAGGCGGCGCCACACGCCCGCCTCCCCGCCGCACACCGTCCCATGCGACTCCAGCGACGCCAACACACCCCAGAAGGCCACACAGGCCCGCTCAGTCCCCTCGTGGGCGCGCGAACCACACGACCACCAGGAGGCAGCGTGACCATCGCAATCGACTTCGACGGCGTCATCCACACCTACAGCAAGGGCTGGGCCGACGGCACCATCTACGACAAGCCGCTCCCCGACGCCCTATTCGCCCTCGAACTCCTCATGCGGCAGGACGCCGTGTTCATCCACACCACCCGCAACCCGCGCCAAGTCGCCCGCTGGATCGAACGCAAGTCCTGGCACGACATCGACTGCACCACCCACCTGCCCCGCACCTGGTACGGGCGCCGCAAACCGTTCTGGAACACGCGCGGCCTACTCCTCGTCACCGACCGGAAGTTGGCCGCCGCGGTGTACGTCGACGACCGGGCGCTCCGCTTCGAGAGCTGGGATCAGACGCTCGCCGTGCTGGCGCCCGACGTCCCCGGGCCCACCTTGTGAGCCGCGTCGACTGGGGCTGGGTCCTCGGCGTCACCGTCATCTGCTGGCCCTTCGCGTTCTGCGCCCTCCTCGGCATCCGCCGGGGCGGGCGCGCCCTCACCCGCTACGCACGCACCCACCTCCGACGGGGGACCCGATGACCACAGCTCAGCTCACCCTCGACATACCGGCCACACCGCCCCCACCTGGTGCTGCCCTGCGCGTCGACGAGATAGGCGTCGCCCTGCATGCCCCCCGCGAGACCCGGGCGACGTGGGAGCTGTACCGGCTGCGCCACGCCACCCGGTTGACGACCGTCGCCGTGCGCATGCCCGGCGACCTGATCGACATCGCCTGCGACGACCGGGCCCACGCGCAGTGGCTGGCCGACTGGCTGCACTCCCTCGGCGTCCCGAAGGTCTCGCTCAAGGTCCACGGCGGCGCAGCGATGACCCGCCGCGACCCCGAACCCGACGACGACGACAACGGGCCATGGTGCCCGGCAAGGGGGCAGCGATGATCGCCGCGCTCGTCGCCACCCTCACCCTCGCCGCCGGCTGGACCATCGGCTACCGCATCCGCCCCCACACCCCGCCCGCGCCCGGCTGCCCCTGCGCCGACGAGGCCGCGATCGCCGCCGACACCGCGTTCATAGCCGAGCAGCGCGCCCGCTTCGACGAGATCGTCGCCGGGTTCAACGACAAGGACCAAGCCGCATGAACGACCGCCCCATGATCGGCGTCGGCATGCCCGCCGCCCTCCACCTCGAAGCCTTCGGCCGCGAGATCAACGACGCCTTCGGCCACCTGCCCTACCTCGTCGGCACGGCCGCCGTCGGCAAGCAGTGGCGGGACGTCGACGTCCGCCTGATCCTGACCGACGACGAGTTCGACGCACTGTTCCCGCAGCCCACCGGACCCGGCCAGCCCGACGGGCGGTGGGGCCTGCTGTGCGCAGCGATCTCCGAGCTGGCCCGCGTCCGCACCGGGCTGCCCGTCGACTTCCAGATCCAGCGGCAGAGCTACGCCAACGACCGCTTCCCCGGGGTGCGGCAGGCCCTCGGCCTCCACGACAGGAACGGCCAATGACCGACCGCCACACCGCCGACACGATCAACAGCGACGCCCTCGACCAGCTGTACGAGCGGCTCGACCGAGCACGGGCCGCCGCCGCTCTCCACCGGCAGGGGCTGCTCACCACGGCTGAGCTGTACGCCGTGATCGAGGCCGCTCACGAGTCCGGCCCGGCAGCGACCCAAGCGACCGACAGCGAGCAGCCGCTGTTCCTGCCCCGCGCCGAGGTCACCACACTCCACCGCACCCTCGGCCAACTCCTCGGCGACGAAGACGCACAAGCCATCGCCCGCGTCCGCGCCCTGCACCACGAGGAGTACGGGTCGTGCGCCGAGTGCACCCACGAGTTCAGCGTGCCGTTCCCATGCCCGACGGTCCGCGCGATCGACGGAGAGGAGCAGCCGTGACCACCTGCCGCGACTGCCGCCACCCCTACCACCCCGGCACCAGCTGCCAACTCGCCGCCGAACGCCGCGAACTATGGGAAGCCTTCGACGCCTACGCCGGACAGAGCCTCAACTTCCTCGCGTCCCTCGCCGGGCGCACCCCGATGTCCGAGGTGCCGCCCGCGCTGCGCGGCCCCAACTGGAAGGCGTAGCCCGGACACGAACGCGGCCCGCCGCTGGTGGAGAGAACGACGGGCCGCGCGCCTCCAAGGGCATCCCTCGCGGGGTGCAGCCGACGGTACGCCCGCACCAGGCAGGCATGGAAGAGCCCCGACCGAGAGGTGGTCGGGGCTTCTTCGTGTGCGGGGTGTCATCCCCAAGCGGTGTCGCTCATGATGCCCACTCCTCCCGGTATCCAGGACGGTCAGCGTACGCCGACGCGAGCAGGCGCACCGCGGTGATGCCGCTCGGGTTGGTCTCCAGGCACAGGCCTGCGGCGATCTCGTCGGCGTCGTGGCAGCATCCCCACTCGCCGTCGATCTTCGCCTCGTAGATGAACACCTCGTCGAGCATCTTCCGCTTGGCGTCGATCTCGCGCAGCACCCGAGCCGGATCATGACGGGCCATGTGGGCGAGGACTTCCACGCCGAGGTGCGGGCCGTAGATGGCGATGTCGCGCTCGGCCCACTTGCCGTCGCCCGAGCAGGCGCGCGCTACCCGCTCGTCCTCGTCGAGTTGGGCCGTCAGCCACTGCACAAGATCCACGCCGCTCACTCCTCAGCACCATCCGACTCAGGCGCCTCCCACACGTTCCGGGCAGGACGCTCGGGCATCCGCGCACCCGGCGTACGCAGGTACCAAGCGATGAACTCCCTGATCACCGTGGCCCGATCAGTGCCCAACGCCTTCGCCGCTGCGTCGAAGTCGTACCACTCATCGCCGATACGGATCTGGCGAGCAGGGGTCTTCGGCGCGTTTGGCATGCGCAAACCGTATCCGGGCGTAGCTACACGCGGCAATGGAAGCTCCTCTCATCGGTAGCTACACGCGTCTCGGATCGAACGGCTTGCGGTGTAGCTACACCTCACTCTAAGGTGTAGCTACACCTCCAATCAAGGCGGTGCAATCCAACGGGGTGTAGCTACACCCGAGGGGGAGCAAGTGACCGCAGAACCCGAGCCGGACCTCACGCCGCAGCCGAACCAGATCCTCGCCGCACCCGCCACCGTGCAGGCCTGCCAGCAGGACTACGCGGCCGGCGCCGACGTCCGCCAGACCATGGCCGACCAGGAAGCGAGGGCGCAGCGCTGATGAGCTTCCTCGGACGGATCTTCGGCGGCGGCAACGACCGCGAGCTCGCCGAAACGAAGTACGCCGGGCGTGAGTCCGCCACCGCCAGCGCCGCCCGCGGCCGCCGCCAAGGCCACAAGCGCAGCGGCGCCACCAAGGCCGCCCGCGCCGGCCAGTCCTGGGAGGACAAGTACTTCCACGACCACGGCGGCTACTGACCACCACCAACCACCGGGCCCGTGCTGTCCACCCCCCAGCACGGGCCCGGCCCCTTCTTCCGAGAGGCACCACCCCATGAAGATCCGCCGTATCACCGTCGCCCTGCTCGCCGCCGCCGCGTTCGCGCTCACCGCCTGCGGCCACAGCAGCCCGCCCGCCAGCACCAGCAGCGCCACCACCACCGTCGCGCCCGAGCCCACGCCGACACCCGAGCTCACCCCCGACGACATGACCGACGCCATCGTCGACATCACCTGGGGCCAGACCAGCGAGGCCGACAAGGACGACCTGTGCGCAGGCATCGCGCTCCTCGGCACCGACTGGGCTGCCGAGCAGCTGGCCATCGGAGGCGGCGACGACAGCCTCGACTGGGACCGGGCCGCCGTCCTCTACGAAGCGAAGTGCAACGCGCGCTGACCCGCCATCCGTTCGCCACCCTCGCCGCCACCCAGGAGCTCTTCATGACCACGCCGCCCGCCGTACTCGAACAGCGCCGCGCCACCGTGCGCCAACTGCACGCGGCCGGCCACTCCAACCGCGCCATCGCGCGCCAGCTCGGCGTCAGCAAGGACGCCGTGGCGCGCGACCTGCGAGCCACCGAGCCACCCCCCGGTGAGCCGCAGGCCGCGCCGGACGCGCCACCCGCCGAGACGGCTGTGCACGCCACCAGCGAGCCGGACCGAGCCACGCCCGCGCCGCCCATCCCGACCAGCGGCAACCCAGTGAAACCGTGGCTCGTCCACGACATGGACCCGCGGCTCGTCCAGGACCTCAACATCCTCATCGACCCGCGCACCGGCCGCCTGCCCGCGCCACTGGAGCGCGCCATCAGCATCGCCGCCGCGGCCCGGCGCGCCGCCTGGCGCGGCAGCGAGTCGAGCCAGGCGCGCGACGACCGCGCCACCGCGAGCCAGGGCGGCGCGCGATGAGCGACCAGAAGCCGGGCGCAGACGAGCTCCGGATGCGCGGCATCCTCCGCAGGCGCGGTGTCGGGTATGACGCCGGACCCCCTGCTGTCCCACCGGCCCTGCCCGACGGGTACGAGCCCGCGCAGGCCGACGCCGACTGGTGGGACGACCTCTACGACGAGGACGACCCCGGGCCCGCAGAAGGGGAGGAGCCCGCGGCGACGGACGCTGCCCCGTCCGGGCCCGGCTGGTGGCAGACGCAGCCCAACTACTACCCGCGCCCCCACATGCCGGCCGCCCTCACCCGCACCCGCGACCGCGCCGACGCCGCGCTCAGCCCCCGCACCCGCAAGCTCCTGTACAACGCGTCCGCGGCCGGGGCCGGTTGGGTCCTCGGCCTCTACGACCAGCTCGCCCACGCGATCGCGGACTGCGGCCAGCAGTACAGCATCAGCGGCGCCCTCACCCTCGGCATTGGCGCCTGCCTCCTCATCGCCCACGTGTGGGACCGGCGCACCCGCCACTGGTGGCCCGGCATCGCCTGGGTCGCCCGCATCCCGCTTGCCACCGCCCTCACTGCGCTCGCCCTGTGGGCGCCCGCGTCAGCCTGAACAGGGGAAAACTATGTTCACGCACATCATCGCCGCCGCCCCCGCCATCAGCGTGGAAGGCGGACGCATCCTCGGCTCGGTCGGCGCGGGCGGTATCGCGACCGCGCTCACCGTGATCCTCGTCGCCGGGATCCGCGAGCCGAAGGGTGGTGGAGGCGCCGGCCCGGGCGGCGGCGGGGGTGGCGGGAAGAAGGGCCGCATCCGCAAGCGGCTGACCAGCGACCAAGCCCAGTGGACGGGTGTCGCCGCGGGCACGTTCTACATGACCGCCGGGTCCATCTGGACGGTCGGCAAGAACCTCTCCGACGCGTTCGCCACCGTCTTCACCGGCGGCGGGTTCGGCACGGCGGGCATGGGCGCGGTCAGCCTGCTGCTCGCGGCGCTCATGTACTTCCGTGAGCTGGCCCCGGCGAAGGCTGCGTTCGTGGGCGTGTTGGCGGCGGGGGTGTGGTCGCAGGCGGGCGGGATTTGGGGTCTGCCGCAGGCGTTGATCCTCACCGGGGCGCATGCGGTGGGCGCCATCTAATGAAGATCATTACGAAGGCAGGGGAGCGGCTCCCCCAATGGCTGGCCACCGAGATCCGGCCCGTCCTCGCATTCACCGGAGCAGGCCGCGCCCTCGTGACCGGGTCCCGGATCCTCACCCGCCGCGGATGGGACGCCCTCAGCGAACGCCTCTACGGGTGGGAAAAGTACGGGGCCCTGGCGTTCACCGGATACGCGGCCGTCTACACCGGCGGCCACGCCCCGCACATCGCACGCTTCGTCATCCCCGCGGCCGCCGTCGTCTGGTGTGTCGCCGCATGGTGGGTGGCCCCGCCCGTTGTGCAGCCGGCCGTCGAGGACACCGAACCGGAACCCGACGAGCAGCCCGGCGCCAGCGACCCCCAAGGGGTGTACGAGGCCACCCTCGAATGGATCTGGCAACAGATCGGCGACGCCCAAGGCGTACACCTCCGCGACCTCCTCGCCCACGCCCACGCCCACGGCATGTTCGAGGACCTGGAAGTGACCGACCTCAAGGGCCACTTGGAGCGGTGGGCGATCCCCATCCGCAAGCGCTGCCGAGTCCGCGGACTCGGGGTGACCGTCGGCATCCACCGGGACGACCTGCCAGCCCCTTCCCGCCCCTCCCCCGGGCGAGAGGCCCAAGACCCCCCGGAATCTGAACTACACGCTGGGTGACCTGCGAAACCACACCCCGACTACGCCCCGACTACAGGGGCCGACCACAGGACGGAGGCCCGGGATGCCGTACGTGTACCGCTGCCGGAAGTGCCGCGCATCAAGCCCCCCGGGCCCCCGAAGAACCGCCGAGGAGTACCGGCAGGAGCACCGCGACGAGAGGCACGGCGGGCTCGTCCCGCGCGGCGAAGAGATCGTGCGGGTACCAGGGAGCACCCCGAATCCGGACGGCAGATACGTCAGCACGGGTGGGCTCCTCGGTCTGCTCGGTCTGCTCGCGGTCGCCGAGTTCCTGGCGCGGGTCCTCGGCCGGTGACCGGTTGCCCGGACCGCCTGCACCCGCGGGCGGTGCGGGGAGCCAGGCACCGCCTGAACTCCACACCCCGGGACGGCTGTTCCTCCGCCAAGACGTCCAGCCGCCCCGGGCCCATCCCGATCACACGAGACAGGAGCGCCATCATGGCACTCGGCTGGACGACCAACCCCGAGCCGGACGACGAGCGGCTGCAAGGACACGAGACCGTCTACCAGGCAAGCCGCGGCGGGCACTTCCCCGTCGAGGAGAAGCCCGTACCGGGAACACCGCAGGAGCCGCAGCAGAGTTGACGCGCCCTGCCACACTGGCGGCAGGTCGTCAGTGCCAGGCCCCGCCACGCAACCCCCCGTCGTGGCGGGGCCGTCCCACACCAGCACAGCGATAGGACAAGACCATGACGGACAACAGGCCGGCCCGCCGCACGCACACCCGCCTCGCCGACATCGATCCGACCGCGCAGTCGACGGTGCGCTCGGCTGGCAGGGTGCGGGACATCCCGGGCCGCCGGCCCGCCAAGCCGATCACCTTCGACTCGGCGCTGTAGCACCCATACGCGAAGGGCCCCTGCTGGCTTGGGAGCAGCAGGGGCCCTTCGTCATCCCCGAGACCGGCCGCGTCAGTTCTTCGCCTCGTCAGCCTCCAAGCTGAGCGTCAACGCCGACCCGCCCGCCAGGATGGTCCGCGCATCGTCAGGACACGGCGACCCCTCGATGCTGGCGTTCTCATCGCCGAGACACTCGTGCTTGGTGTACGCCTCGACAGCATCGTTGACCTTGCCGATCTCCGCGACAGTCCGCGGGTACGAGTCCTTCCCCCCAGCCTCCGTGACCGCCTGCTCCAGATCGGTGACGGCGAGAGCAATGTCCGTGAGGTGGTCGGCGCAGGCCTCGTCGCCGGCCTGGTTGCAGATCCCGGTGTCGGCTTTGGCCGCGGCTTCGAGCTTCGGTGCCCACTCCGCGGCGAGGCTGCTGCTGCTCGGGCTGGGCTTGCTGTCGCTGCCGTTGCTGCTGCTGGTGCATGCGGTGGCGGCGGCGAGGATGAGCGCGGCGGCGATGGCGTGTCTGTGCATGGTGGTGCCCCCCTTGTGTTGCCGGTGAGGGTAGATGACCGGCGGGTTGGGGGGTGAGGGGTTCGCGTGGATTCGTTCGCGAGGAGGCCCCGCTCGGTGTCCGGGCGGGGCCTTCGTCATGCGGGGAGTTGGGCGTCGCAGTCCGGGCAGAGGTAGGCCAGCAGCTCGCCCGTGACGACGCTGCGCACCTCGGCCGGGGTGAGGTGACGGCAGGCGCCCTTCACGTACTCGGGGCGGCCGTCAATGCCGGTTACGTCGATCCATTCCCAGCGCGGGTCGAGATCGAGGGTGGGGCCGAAGACTGCGTCGAGTATTTCCGCCCCGCGGGCCAGCTCTTGGAGCCGGGCCTGGTTCTCGGCGTCGCTCATGTGGCCGGCTCCTCGCCCGGACGCACCGGCGGTTGCGCCTCGAACACCTCGGCTACGGCCCCGTCGTAATCCCGAACCTCGAACCGTCCGGTCGGGACGAACGTCGCCTGCGCATACGTGCCGTCACCAGGCGGCGTCCAGTCGTCGGGCGGGGGCGGTGGAAGGGCCGTCCGGTCGATCCAGCGGCCGTCCCAGCGTGGTGGGAGGAACCAATCGGGGGCGCCGGGTGCTGCGCGGAGAACGACGTAGTCCGGCTCGCTCATGCGTTCTTCTCCTCGCCGCCCGGCGGGCGCTCGCGCAGGTCGGTCCGTGCGCCCTGGCCCGGCCGCTCGAACCCGATGATCGTGGCTGGCTTCCAGACCGGGGAGCGGCCGAACACCTGGTCGGGCTCGGGGAGTTCGCCGCGCTTCCGGGAGCGGTAGGTGCGCACGGTCTGTGGGCTGATGCCCCAGTGTTCGGCGACGTCGGTGATGGTCCAGTAGTCGGCGTTGGGGTCGGGCATGGTCCGCCTCGTTGTCGTTGTGGTGTGGACAAAGTCTAGCGGGTCCAGCCTCGAATACTTCGCTGCATTCATGTTGACAAGGTTCCATCGGGAGGTCTAACCTTGTCAATATCAAGGCGACAAGGTGAGGGGAACGACATGAGGCACACGGCGAACGAGACCAGCACCACCACCCTCACCCGCCTCATCAAGGCCCTCGACGCCAAGCACCCGGTGACGATCACCTACACCAAGGCCGACGAGACCGTCACGGTGAGGACGATCGAGGTCTACGACATCGTGGTCAGCGCCGCCGGCGACATCCTGCTGAAGGCCATGGACCGCGAGACCGGCGAGTCCCGCTCCTTCCGCCTCGACCGCCTCGTCTCGTACACGGTCCACCGCACCGAGTACACCGTCGCCCGGCCGGCCGCCGACGAGCCCAAGACCCGCCCCACCCACGGCCTCGCTTCGGTCACCGTGCTCTACCCGGTCGACCTCCCCGCCCTCGCCCGCGTCGAGCTGCTCGCCGACGCCCTCGCCGCCTGACCCCGACCGGAGGCACCGATGGCCCGCGCCGTAATCAACGAGACCCTCACCGAAGCCTGCGCCCAATTCGCGGCGCTGAAGAAGACGCTCCCCATGGAGTCGAGCATCCGCGGCGCCGAACGCACCGCACTGATGCACGCCCTGTACTGCCCAACCTGCCAGCCGATCGCAGACGATCTGCGCCGTCAGCAGGCCGCCGAGATCGCTCGGCTCGCTAACGAAGGAGAGGAGTCCTGATGCCCCGCATGATCGGCCGCCACGCCCCGGACGGCCCTGGTGGCCGCGACTGCCACTGCTGCGGCCAGCCCCCCGGCCGGCAGCGCACCACCGCCCGCCGGCGTGTGAAGCGCAGCGAACGCAACGCCTGGAAGCGCGACACCCGCCGCGCCTGACCGCCACCAGCACCTGCCAGACCTGAACTGAAGGAGCAAGCCGTGGACTTCCGCGACGCCATCAACATCGTCACCGCCGAACTCACCCCGCAGCCCTGGGAGTACACGGACCAGGCCGGGACGACGCTCACCGTCATCCCCGCCGGCCTACGCGAGGCCCCGGGCTGCGCCGAGGTCGTCGTCCGCGTCACTGCCAGCCGCACCCTGGCCGCCGAGACCCGCGTCCCCACCGTGGACCTCCCCGAGATGATCGCGGCAGTCGCCGAGGCGCTCGGCTGGGAACACTTCACCGTCACCGACGACCGCCTGGCCCTCATCCCCGACGACAACGGTGACCTCATCCTGACCATCGGCGAAATGGGCTACGGGAGGGGAGAGCCGGTCGAGACGACCGCCGCTGTCCGCGTCCCCGCCGCTCAGCGGCTGCCGCTCGCCTCGGCGCTGCGCAGGGCTACCGATGTCGCCCGCGGCTGGGAGGACGAGGCGTGATCTACCGCCTCTGACCCCGCGCACGCCGAAGGCCCGACCCTCACCGAGGAGAACCCCATGCAGGTCATCACCGTCGCCGACGACGGCACCCTCCGTATCGAGTTCACCGCCGAGGAGGCCAAGCAGATCCGCGAAGCCCTCGAACGGAACTGGAACAGCATCTACAGCCCGGCCAAGGAGTTCGTCCGCTACGTCGACACCCTGTACGGCGAGCGCCCGCGCCCGACGTTCCCCGGCGGCGGCTTCTGACCCCGCGCACGCCGAAGGCCCGCCCCGGACGCCCGACCCGGAGTGGGCCTTCAACGCGTGCACCAAGGCCACCAGTTGCACACCCTCGTTACCATCAGACCATGAATACCGGTAACGAGCCACCCGTACCGGCCGAGCCCAACCAGCCCGCCGGCCAGGACGAAGCCGCGCCCGCACGCGCTGACGGCTGGTACCGCGCCCGCGACAGCCGAGGCCACTTCTTCCAAACCCTCGACAGCGCCGAACGCGACGCAGCGGCCGCACGGCTCGCGGCCCAAGGCCGGAAGTACCAGGACATCGCCGAGGAACTCGGATACCACGGCAGGGGCGACGCCTGGCGCGCCGTCCAGCGGTGCCGCAAGGCCGCCCTCAAAACCGCCGGCGCAGAGCTCATCGCGACCGAGGCTGCCCAGCTCGATGACCTGTACGTTGCCGCGCTCGAAGTCCTCGAACGCGACCACTACGCCCACGGAAACGGCAAGGTCGTCACCATGGACGGCGTGCCCGTCCTCGACGACGGGCCGAAGCTCGCTGCAATCCGGGAGCTGCGGCAGATCCGCGAGTCCTACCGCAAGCTCACGGGCGCCGACGCGGCACAGAAGATCAACGTGGAAGGTGCCGTGCGGTACGAGGTCGTTGGCGTCGACGCAGAAGACCTCACGTGACGACCGCGCTCGACCAGGACGCGATCGTCCGGTACGAACCCCGCGGCGCGGCACGCGAGTTGTTCAAGGCGCGGGGCTCCGAGGTCGTCCTCGCGGGCCCGGCCGGCACGGGCAAGTCGCTGGCCGCGCTGTTCCGCCTGCACCTTGCCGCGCTCCACAACCCCGGCATCCGCTGCCTCATCGCCCGCAAGACCGCGGTATCGCTCGGGTCGACGACGCTGGTGACGTACGAGAAGAAGGTCGCCGCGGACGCCCTCGCCCGGGGCATCGTGTCCTGGTTCGGCGGGTCGGCGCGGGAAGCCGCCTGCTACCGGTACTCCAACGGCTCCGTCATCGTGGTCGGGGGCCTCGACAAACCGGAGAAGATCCTCTCCGCGGAGTATGACCTCGTGTTCTGCGACGAGGCGACCGAGCTGACGGAGACCGACTGGGAGACGATCGGCACCCGGCTCCGTAACGGAGTCCTGTCGTGGCAGCAGCAGATCGCGGCGTGCAACCCGGCGCACCCAACCCATTGGATCAAGCAGCGGTCCGGGCGCGGCCAGATGCGGATGCTGGTGTCCCGGCACCGCGACAACCCCGCATACGTGCTCGCGGACGGCACGTTCACAGACAAGGGCCGCGACTACTTCGCGAAGCTCGACGCGCTCACCGGTGTCCGCCAACTCCGCTTCCGCGACGGGATCTGGGCTGCGGCCGAGGGCTTGATCTATGAGTCGTTCGATGAAGCGCTGCACGTCATCGAGCCGTTCAAGATCCCGAACGAATGGACGCGGTGGCTCGGCGTCGACTTCGGATACACCAACCCGATGGTCATGCAGTGGTGGGCCGAGGACGGCGACGGCCGCCTCTACCTCTACCGCGAGACCTACCGCACGCAGCGCCTCGTCGAGGACCACGCGAAGACCGCCCTGTCCCTGATGCGGTACCCGCGCGGGCAGTGGAAGGAGCCGCAGCCCCGCGCGATCATCTGCGACCACGATGCGGAGGACCGGGCCACGCTGGAGAAGCACATCGGGTTGGGCACGGTCGCCGCGAAGAAGACGGTGTCCGACGGGATTCAGGCGGTGCAGTCGCGGCTGAAGGTCCAAGACGACGGCCGGCCCCGCCTGTTCATTGTGCGGGGTGCGCTCGCGGAGCGGGATGACGCGCTCGCCGAGCGGTCCCTGCCGACCTGTACGGCCGAGGAAGTCGCGGGCTACGTGTGGGCGGTGAAGCCGGGGACGGGCGGGGCGGGGCTGAAGGAGCAGCCGCTCAAGGAGAACGATCACGGGCTTGATGCCCTGCGCTACGTCGTCGCGGAGCGGGATCTCGGCGGGCGGCCCCAGTTGAGGTGGGTGGGATGAGGAAGCTTCGCGTGAACCCCAAGAGGCTGAAAGATTTGCGGCCAGCAAGCATGTTGACAGGAGGATTTACACTCATCACAGCGGGATGCTGGAACATCTTCGGCACCGGGGTTGGCCTCATCGCCGGAGGAGTCCTCACTTGCGTCTTGCAGTGGGTGCTCGACAGCGACTGACGTGAAGGGGGTGGCCGGTGGGCAAGACCCTCTTCGGCTCCCTCGGCCGAGCAGCCGCGACGTTCGCCAACCGCACCCCCGTACCCTTCGCCCCCACCACCGGCCGCGCCGGACTCGGCTCCGGACTCCTGCGCCCCGCCGGGCAGGAAGCCCAGATGCGCGCCATGGGCGGCAGCAGCACGCTGTACGCGATCGTCGACCGCATCACCACCACGTACGCCGGCGTCGAGTGGAAGCTGTACCGCAGCTCCTCGACTGGCCGTGACGAGGATCGTGTCGAGGTCACCCGGCACGCGGCGCTCGACTTGTGGAACAAGCCCAACGCGTTCATGACCGGGCCGTCGTTCCGTGAGTCGGCGCAGCAGCACGAGGAACTCACCGGCGAGCAGTGGTGGGTGATCGCCCGCCACGAGAACAGCACGATCCCGCTGGAACTGTGGCCGGTGCGCCCCGACCGCATCGAGCCCGTCCCGGACGCGGAGGAGTTCCTGCTCGGCTACCTGTACCGCGGCCCGTCCGGCGAGCGCGTGCCGCTCGGTGTCGACGACGTGATCAGCCTGCGCCGCCCCAATCCGCTGGACCCGTACCGCGGTATGGGTGTGGTGCAGACGATCCTCATGGACATCGACGCCACCCGCGCGAGCGCCGAGTGGAACGCAAACTTCTTCCGCAACTCGGCCGAGCCGGGCGGTGTCGTCGAGGTCGACCGACGTCTGGACGACGGCGAGTTCAACGAGTTCCGCGACCGGTGGGCCGAGCAGCACCGCGGCGTATCGAACGCGCACCGGGTGGCCGTGCTGGAGAACGGCCTCAAGTGGGTGGACCGCAAGTACTCGATGCGGGACATGCAGTTCACAGAGCTCCGCGGTGTGAATCGGGAGATCATCCGGGAGGCGTTCGGGTTCCCCAAGCCCATGCTCGGTGCGACCGACGACGTCAACCGGGCCAACGCTGAGGCGGCCGCCTACGTGTTCGCCCGCTGGCTGATCCAACCCCGGCTGGAACGGATCCGCGAGATCCTCAACACGCGGCTCCTGCCCATGTACGGGACCACAGGCAGCGGCCTGGAATTTGATTTCTGCAACCCCGTCCCCGAGGACAAGGAAGCAGACGCCCGCACCCTGCAACAGCGCGCCCTCGCGGCCGCGTCGCTGCACGGCGCGGGCTGGTTCTCCGCCGACATCCTCTCCGTGGTCGACCTCCCCGAGATGGGCTCCCGTGACCCGCAGGAGCAGCTCCTCGTCGACATCGTCCGCGGCGCCCCATCGACGGCGCCCGTCATCCTGCCGCTCCTCGGCTTCGACATCGCGCCCGGTGCGCTTGCCCCGGCCGCGTCGAACGCATGGCAGCCGCCGGCGTGGGCGGTCCCGGAGATCGAAGCGGCTCAACGCTGGGTCGTGAAGATCGTCGACGACGGCGACACCTGCCACAACTGCCGCGAGCAGGACGGCCGCACCTACAAGAACCGGCAGCAGGCGTACGAGGACTATCCGGGCGGCGAGGGCTACGTGCGCTGCGAGGGCGTGGCGTACGGCAACGCCTGCCGCTGCAAGGTCGTCAAGCGAGGCCGTAAGGGCGGTGACGGCGAATGAGCATCGTCACGTTCACGCCCCAACTCGCCTGCTCCGCACGGGTATTGACCTGCGGAAACGATAGAATCAGCAGCAACAGAGGACCCCGGCGAGTGCTGGTAACACTCCCGGGGCGCGGCCGATCTGAGATGGAGATCGACATGACTGAGGTTACCCCTGCCTGCGCGAAAGCGACCGCCAAGTTCCCTCAGGGGCGCACGGGCACCCCTGCCGGATATGCGGCGCACCGGAAGCTGAGCGAGATGGCATGCGAGGCGTGCCTCGCCGCTTGGACATTGAAGTGTGTTGAGCAGAAGCGGAACGCCGCGCCGGAAGACCGGAAGCGCTGGAACAAGGCAGCCAAGGCGGCCGAGAAGCTCCGAAGGGCTGAGCGTCGGGCGTGTGTACCAGGCGGCCAGGAGGGGACTGAAGCGGGCTACGCCGCACACATGGCGACGGGGCAATACCCCTGCAAGGCGTGTAAGGAAGCGGTGCTGATTCCTGGAGCCGCTTGCGCTCGGCCGACGCTTGGACTCCCCGAAGGGCGCACCGGGACGACGGCCGGGTACCAGGCGCATCGGGACGCCAGTGAGGTTGCATGCCGAGCGTGCATGGACGCGTTTTCGGCCAAGACCATCTCGCGGCGGCGCAACCTCCCGCCTGAGGCGCTGGAGGCCTACCGCCGGGGGAACACCGAGGCGTCCAGGCGCCGCAGGGAGCAGAATCCCGAGGCAGTTCGGGCCGCGAAGCACAGGCTGCTGGCCAAGACCCGCGCCGCTGTCCATGCGGCAAAGAGCAGGCCGTGCGCCGACTGCGGCACCCAGTACCCGTACTACGTCATGGAGTTCGATCACCTCGATGCGAGCTCGAAGGAGTTCAACGTCAGCGCGGGCGTCACGAGCGTGAGCTACGAGCGGCTCCTCGCCGAGATCGCCAAGTGCGAAGTGGTGTGCGCCAACTGCCATGCCGAGCGCACACACCAGCGGAAGCAGACCCGGAAGGGGGCGCAGGTTGATGCCGTTTGACCCGTCGAAGGTCCGGGCTCGTCTCGCGCCCAAGACCGACTGGTACCGCATCGAGAACCTCGTTAGCGGCGAGGTCGACGTCATGCTGTACGGAGAGATCGGCTGGCTCGGAACGACCGCCGACGACTTCGTGCGCGACCTCAAGGGCCTCAACGCCTCACAGATCAATCTGCACCTGTCCTCGCCAGGCGGAAGTGTGTTCGACGGGATCGCGATCATGAACGCGCTCCGGGCTCACCAGGCTGACGTCACGGTTTACGTCGACTCGCTGGCCGCGTCGATCGCGTCCGTCATCGCCATGGCCGGGGACCGCGTCGTGGCAATGCCTGCTTCTGAATTCATGATCCACGAAGCCAGTGGATTGTGTGTCGGGGGGGCCTCGGACCTTCGCGAGCTGGCTGACCTGCTGGACCGCCAGTCCGACAAGATCGCCGGTATCTATGCCGAGCGTGCTGGCGGGACCGTCGAGGAGTGGCGGGCCGCGATGGAGCGGGAGACCTGGTACAGCGCTGAGGAAGCCGTCGCGGCCGGGCTCGCGGATGAGGTTGCCGAGCTGCCCCGCAAGGGCGCCGACACCCGCCAGGAAGAGGCCGTGGCCGCACGCGCCGAGTGGGACCTGTCCGTGTTCCAGTACGCCGGACGCGAGCAGGCGCCCGCTCCGGTGCTGGCAGCCAAGCCTGAGACGCCGAAGCCCGCACCGCCGGCCCCGCGCGCGGAGGGCGAGCCGACGCTCACGATCGCTCTCGCGGATCTCCTCGACGAGGACACCGTGGCCCGGCTGCGCGCCGCGGTGCAGCCCCCGGCCGCCGAACCCGAAGCCGTTGTCGACCCGGAGCCTGTGGCCGAGCCCGAAGTCCCGGCCGAGCCTGTGGCCACGGCCGAACCCACCGAACCCGCGGAGCCCGGCACCCAGCCGGACAACGCCGACGACTGGACGGCCATGGTCGCCAGCCTCATCCCCGACGACGACGACGACACCTGGTCGGCGCTCGTCTCCAACCTGATCGAGCCCGATGCGTCGTCCAGCGCGGCGACGGCCTGAAGGAGGCAACAGTGGCACCCACGATGACCATCCCGCGCAACGCCGACGAGCTCGCGGAGATGCTCGCCGACGGCGCGAAGCTGAAGGAGGTCATGGCCTCCCGCGAGTCCCTGACCGAGTTCATCACCGCCTACGGCAACGCTCTGCAGGGTGAGGGCACCGACCTGAACCGCATGGTGGCCGAGGAGACTCAGCGGGTGTTCGCGCAGATGATGCGCGAGAACGGCATGTCCGATACGAAGGACGGCATCAAGCGTCTCGACCTGGACCCGCAGGCGAAGCGCGGTGGGATGCTCACCTCGCACCGACAGGGCACCGCCCACAACGCCTCGGCCCCGGGCGCGGCGGTCGACAAGCACTTCGCGAACGCCATCGAGTACGTGCAGCAGATCTGGCACAAGAACGTGAACGCGGACGCGGAGAAGCTCGGCGCGCTCCGCAACGCGGCGGGCAGCGTCAGCCCGGCTGACGGCGGGTTCCTGGTCCCTGAGACCCTCCGGTCGCAGCTGCTTCAGCTCGCACTGGAGAAGGCGGTCGTCCGGCCGCTCGCGACGGTCGTCCCCATGGACAGTGCCCGCGTCCCGTTCCCGATGATCGACACCACCACCAACGCCGGGTCGGTGTTCGGCGGCATGGTCGCCTACTGGGGTGAGGAAGGTGCCCTCCTCCAGGACTCCAACCCGAAGTTCGGCCGCGTCGAACTCGACGCGAAGAAGCTCACCGGCCTGTCCGCCGTCCCGAACGAGCTGCTCCAGGACTCCATCGTCTCCTTCTCAGCGCTGATCGAGACGCTGTGGCCGACCGCCCTCGCGTTCGAGGAGGACAACAAGTTCCAGACCGGCAGCGGTACGGGCGAGCCCCTCGGGTTCCGCGGTGCCGGCAACTCGGCCGCCGTGACGGTGACTCGCACCACCGCCAGCAAGATCCAGTACGTGGACGTCATCGCCATGTACGCCCGCATGCTGCCCTCGTCGCTGTCCAACGCGGTGTGGATGTGCTCGCCGGACGCACTGCCGCAGCTCCTTCAGCTGTCCCTCACCGTCGGCACCGGCGGCAACTCGGTGTTCGTCGTCAACGCCGCAGCCGGGATGCCGATGTCCATCTTCGGCCGCCCGCTGATCATCACCGAGAAGGGCGGCATCCTCGGCGCCCGCGGCGACCTCGCGTTCGTCGACCTCTCGTACTACTTGGTGGGCGACCGGCAGGTCATGACCGCCGACTCCTCGACGGACTACAACTTCGGCACCGACAAGACGACGTTCCGGATCATCCAGCGCGTCGACGGCCGCCCGTGGATCCAGTCGGCGATCACCCCGGCCAACGGTTCGACGGCCACGCTCTCCCCGTTCGTCGAGCTCCTGTAACACCCCTGGCCGCCGCCGGCATTCACACCCCGGCGGCGGCTACCACCAACCCGGCAGTGTCGCCCCGGCGCGGCCCCCAGACGGAAGGAACACTCGATGTCTCAGAAGGCACTCGGCAGGCTCTTCAACACCACCCCCGCCGCGGATGGCGTGTGGATCGCCCTCAAGGGCGCCGCGGCGGGCGTCACGTTCTCCTGCTACCTGGCGGGCGCGGTCGGCGACACGTACACGCTTCAGGAGGCGAAGGACTCCGCAGGCACCGGCGCGCAGAACCTCCTTGCGATCACGGAGCGGTACACCTGCACCGGCAACGGCACGGACGCGTGGACCCGGACGCCGCAGACTGCGGCCGCAACCGTCGTGACCACGGCCACTGCCGCGCAGAACGCCATGGTGTGCGAGGTCGAAGGCACCAGCCTCTCCGACACCTACAAGTACGTGAAGCTCACCAGCACGGGCGCGGGCACGGTGAACGCGATCACCCGTGACCTGGGAGCGATGCGCGCCCCGCAGAACCTGCCCGCGACGGGCGCCTGATGGCTGTGTGGACGTGCGCCGACTGCACCACCGACTACGCGGTGGGTGCCCCCGAGTGCCCGCAGTGCGGGTCGGTGGTGCGGATCGACGAGAGGCCCCGGCCGAAGGAGGAGGGCAACGACATGCCGAAGATCACCGTGCACGGCGGCCCCAGCAACGCGGCCGCCAGCGAGGGGAGTGAGGACGTATCAGCTGGTACGAGCTCCTCGACATCCTCCGAGAAGGAGCTGAGCTCCACCGAGCCGAGCGAGCAGCCCCGCCCGTCGCGTGCCCGCGGGACGGCGAACCGCTCGAAGCAGGCCCGGAAGGCAGCGGGATCCTCCACTGCCGAAGCGACGGATACCAGTGGCCCCGAGACGGCCGCTGCTGACGAGTCCTGACCCCGCCCCGACTACGCACACCGAGAGGAGGTGACGAGAGATGACGACACCCTGGTACGCGACCCGCGAGGAGATCAAGGCCGAGCTGGACGTGAAGGAGACCGCGCGCAGCAACGCCCGGATCGACCGCGCGCTGGCCGACGCGACCGAGGCCGTCGAGGGCCTGACGCACCGCGTGTTCTACCCGGTGCAAGACACCCGCAAGATGGACTGGCCGCCCCGGGCCGGGGCCACGCCGTGGATCCTGCGCCTCGACGCGAACGAACTCATCTCCGTCACCTCCCTCACCTCCGGCGGCGTGGCCATCGCCGCAGCCGACTACCTGCTGCGGCGCGCCGACGATCGCAGCGAACCCCCGTACACGCGCATCGAGATCAACCTCGGCTCCAACGCCAGCTTCGGCGGCGGCGACACCTACCAGCAGGACATCACCGTCACCGGCCTGTTCGGCTACCGCAACGACGAGACTGCCGCGGGCACCCTCGCCGCGCAGGTCGCGACCGCGGGCGCCACCACCATCACCGTCGACGGCCCCGCGGGCGCCGCGCTCGGTATCGGCTCGCTGCTGCGCATCGACAACGAGCGGATGATCGTCACCGGCCGAGCGATGCTCGACACCGGGCAGGGCTTCGGCGACTCGATGACCGCCACCAACAACGACGTGGCCATCGGCGCGGCCAACGGCACAGCGTACGCCGTCGGCGAGGTAATCCTCCGAGATTCCGAGCGGATGCTGATCACTGAGATTGCAGGCAACACGCTCACGGTGACCCGTGCGTGGGACGGCTCCGTGCTCGCCGTCCACACCGACTCGGCGATCTACGCCCCCCGCGTCCTCACCGTCACGCGCGGCGCGCTCGGCACCACGGCCGCCACCCACAGCAACGGGGCGAGCGTGGCCCGCTGGGATGCGCCCGGCAGCGTCCGGCAGCTGTGCATTGCCGAGGCCCTTACTGATCTGTTGCAGGGCCGCTCCGGTTACGCACGCACCGCCGGGTCTGGGGAGAACGAGCGGGAGACGTCCGGGAAGGGCCTCGCTGACCTGCGGGCCCGCGTGTACACCAGCCACGGCCGCAAGGCCCGGACGAGGGCGGTCTAGTCATGCGCCTCGACGTGTCCACCAGCAGCCGCGGCCCCCTCTTCGACGGCCGGGCCCGCGCCGCAGCCAACGCCTACGTCAACCGGCTCGAACGCGACCTCGCCGAAGAGGGCCTCAACATCCTCCGCGGCGAGATGCACCGCGTGTTCCGCAACCCGACGGGCTACTACGAGTCCCGTTGCAAGGTCGTCGACGGCCACACCATCTCGGACAGCCGTGTCGTCTACGGGCCGTGGCTCGCAGGGATCGGCTCCCGAAACTTCCCCGCGACCAAGTTCAAGGGCTATGACCACTGGATCGTGACGCGGGACAAGCTCAACGCCCGCAAGCGCGGTATCGGTGAGCGACTCCTGCGCCGCTACACAGGCAGGATGTGAGCGCCGTGGCCCTCGATCTCCTCGCCTACCGCAGCGCGGCCCTGTCGCACGCACAGGGCCTCGGCCTGTTCGAGCAAGTCCTCGGCCACGAGCCCGTATCCGCGCCCGGCTCCGGGCTGGTCTACGCGATGTGGGTCACGGACATCGCGCCGATCCCGGCCCGCTCCGGCCTGGCGTCCGTGTCGGTGCGGCTGGAGCTGACCGGCCGGATCCTCATGCCCGCGGACACGGAGCCGCAGGACGGCATCGACATCGCCGTGACGGGCGCGGTCGACGGCCTCATGCAGGCGTACAGCGGTGACTTCGACCTCGGCGGGACGGTTGCGAACGTCGACCTCCTCGGCATGCACGGCGCCGGCCTGCGGGCGCGGTTCGGGTTCACCCGCTTCGACAGCACGACTTACCGGGTGGCCACGCTCACTATCCCGCTTGTGATCAACGATGCATGGAATGAGGTGGCGTAGGTGGCCAAGTCGGGCGGTCTTGGAGACGCGCTCTTCATCGCCGGGTTCAACAGCAGCGGTGACATTCAGCAGCTCGGGCGGATTGGCGGCGGGCCTGCGCTGCTCAACTTCACGGGCATCGACAAGAGCGCCTTTGAGCGGCAAGGCGGCCTCCGCGACGGCGCCATCGAGTACACGGCGTTCTTCAACCACGTCGCGGCGGGTGTCGGTACGCATGAGCGGTTGTCGGCGCTGCCGCGTACGGACCAGATCGTCACGTACTGCCGGGGTACGACCATCGGGGATCCGGCGGCGTCGCTGGTGTCGAAGCAGATCAACTACGACCCGAACCGCGGCGACGACGGCATGTTCACCTTCGGCGTCAGCGCGCAGGCGAACGGCTTCGGGTTGGAGTGGGGGCAGCAGCTCACCGCGGGGATGCGTACGGACACTGCGGCAACGAACGGGACCGGGCTCGACACTCTCGCGTCGGCCGCGTTCGGCGGGCAGGCATATCTCCAGGTGTCGGCGTTCACGGGCACGGACGTGACGGTGAAGGTCCAGGACAGCGCGGACAACATCACGTTCGCGGACGTCGCCGGCTTCAACTTCACGCAGATCACCGCCGGGGCCCCGCTCGCGGAGCGGATCGCCCTGTCGAACACGGCCACCCTGCGCCGCTACCTGCGGGCGACCACGGTCACGACGGCCGGGTTCAGCGCGCTCACCTTCTCCGTCAACGTGATCAAGAACGAGACGACGGTGACCTTCTGATGGGCGCCCAACTGTCCAGGATCCAGCCCCTCATGGGCGCGGAGTCGTACAAGACGTACGAGGTGCGGTCGCCGTTGTCGACGCACTTCCGGAAGGCGACTTGCGTCGAGGCCGGGTGCGAGCACTACCGCCTCGGCTGGCAGACCCGCGTCGAGGGACTTCCCCCGGAGATGCTGCACGCCGCGAAGACGTCCGGCCGGAAGTACACGGAGCAGCGGATCGCCGAGGGCGAGACCTACCTCGTGTTCGAGGCCGGGCAGCCCTGTTTCCGGGCGTCACAGCACCGGATGCGCATCAACGACCGGCCGCCGCTGTACGTCGTCCGGGACGGCGACTTCCGCGGGAACCCGCGCGGCACGAAAGCCCGGCTCCACCAGAACCCGGGCGACTGGGTGGACGACTTCGCCGAGCACCAGCAGGCGATTGCAGACGAAATCGAGAAGGGGTGATTGGCCATGGCGAAGACCTCCGGCCTCGGCCAGACAGTACTGTCGGTGGACACCAGCGCAGGGACGCCGACGGACATCCGTAACGATGTCACCAACTGGCAGATGTCCACGCCGCGCGGCGTGCAGGACACCACGGGCGTCGACAAGAGCGCGAACGAGCGGCTGCTCCTCCTCGCGGACATGAGCGCCACCTACAACGGCGTGAACAACGCGGTCGGGGCCCACCTCGTGTTCCGCACCGTGTCGTCCACCAGCGTGGCTCGGACCTGCACGAACACCGTCAACGGCGTCACCCTCGCGGCCGAACTCCTGTTCTCCGACTACCAGCTGACCCGCTCCGACTCGGGCGAGCTCACCTGGTCCGCGCCCGGCTCGCTGGCCGACGGCACCGTCCCCACCTGGGCCTGAGAGGCACACACCCATGGGCTACAAGGCCAAGCTGAAGACCTACCTCGTCCGCTTCGACGAGGGCCACGAGTTCCACGGCGCAGAGGCCCGCCTCAGCGGCATGACCTACGGCGAATGGGAAGTCGCCGCCGGACTCGACGGAGGCGACGGCGACACCAACGGCGCCGCCTCCGTACGACGATTCGTCGACCACCTCATCTCCTGGAACATCGAAGAAGAGGACGGCAAGCCACTGCCGACCACGATGGACGCGGTCAAGACCATCGACCACGACCTCGTCACCGCGCTGAACAACGCGTGGATCCGGACGCTGATCGGGGTGCATGACGCTGACCCTTTGCCGGAGAGCTCGCCCTCTGGCGAGCCGTCCCTGGTGGAGTCCGTTCCGATGGAAGCACTGTCGGAGAGCCTGGCGAGCTGACCCGAGCCCGCTACCTGCTCGGACTCTTGGAGCGGTTCCCGGGCTACACCCTGACCTCCCTGCTGGAGGAGGACACCGAGCTGATGCGGCTGGTTGCCATCGAGGAGCTCGGCGGCGCACGCGACAACGGAGAGGAGGCGGGCGATGTCTGACGACGTGACGATCACAGTGCGGGTCAACGACCAGACCGCGGCCGGGTTCCGCGACGTCAACGGGCATTTGCGCACCCTCGACGGCCGGTTCGCGGCGACGGCCGGATCGGTGAACCGCCACTCTTCGGCCATGTCGAAGGCCATGGTCGACATCAAGGCGTCACTGCTGTCGCTGGCCCCGGCCGCCGTTCCTGTGGCGGCGTCGCTCGCGCCGATTGCTGTGCAGGCCGGCGCGGCCGGGCTGGCGGTGGCGGCGTTCGGCGCTGCGGTCATTCCGCAGATATCGAACCTGAAGAACGCGGCGCAGGCGCAGACCAAGTACACGCAGGCGGTGCAGCAGTACGGCAAGGGTTCGCAGCAGGCGGCCGCGGCGCAGCACCAGGCGGCGCAAGTCCTCGGCGCGATGCCGAAAGCCACGCAACGCGCGGCCGCCGGATACATGGTGCTGAAGGACCAGTTCAAGAGCTTCTCCGACAGCACCGCCAAGTTCACGATGGTGCCCGTTGAGAAGAGCTTCGCGGTCCTGGGGCAGATCATTCCGAAGCTGAAGCCGATGGTGGAGGGCACGGCGACGCAGCTGGACCGGCTGATGACAGTGGCGGGCGGGGGCGTGAGCACGGCGGCGTTCGACACGCTGTCGAAGAAGGTCTCCGACTTCGCGAACAGTGCGCTGAAGGGCGCCACCGACAAAGCCATCCACTTCATGCGGGTGCTGTCGGAAGGCAGCGCGCGCGGGCCGATCGCCTCGTTTTTCGACTACGCGCGGGCGCAGGGCCCGGCGGTGAAGGAGTTGTTGACCAACGTTGCGAAGGCCGTCAGTAACCTGCTGGAGGGTGCGTCGCAGGCCGGGCCGGGGCTGCTGACGCTGGTGAATGCGTTTGCCAAGCTCGTTGCGGCGCTGCCGCCGTCGTTGATCGCGAACCTGATGCAGGTGTACGCGGCTTTCAAGCTGATCAAGCTGGCGGGTGCGGGGGTCGGTGCGATCGCCGGGGGGTACGCCACCCTGGCGACGAAGGTGACGGCGTTGCGCACGGCTGCTGCTGCTGCGGGCGGCGGTATCGCGGGCATGAACGCCGCGCTCGGCACGCTGTCGACGGGCGGTAAGGCTGCGCTCGCGCTCGGTGTGGTGGGCGGGCTGGCGCTGGCCATGCACAAGCTGTCCGACAACAAGGCCCCGATCTCGGTTGATGATCTGACGGCGTCGCTGAACACGCTGGGTTCCACGGGCAAGGTGACCGGAAACCTGGCCGCGAACTGGGACGAGATGACCGCGTCGATCGCGATGATGTCGAAGGGCGCGAGCGACAACAAGTTCTTGCAGATGGCATCCGACTTCGGCACCTGGGTGGGTATCGCCAAGGGCCCCAGCATTTCCGACGCGACCAAGAATTTGGACGCGTGGGACAAGGTCATGGCGAACAACGTCAGATCTGGCAACGTCAAGCTCGCGGCGGCTCAGTTCGAGAAGCTCAAGAGTGGGTGGAGGGGCGGCCATGGCGACTTGGACCGCCTGAAGTCGCTGACCAACGACTACAACAACGCGTTGGCGGACCAGGCGTTCGAGCAGAAGATGGTCGCCGACAGCATGGGTATCTTCGGGCAGGCTTCGCTCGATACCCAGGCCAAGCTGGACGCGCAGAAGAATGCAGCGGATGGGCTGCGGTCCAGCATCATCGCCCTCAACGACGTCAACCGGTCCGCGTACGACGCGCAGATCGGATTTGAGGCCTCCCTCGACAGCCTGACCGCTTCTTTCAAGGAGCACGGCGCGACCCTGAACCTGGACACGGAGGCCGGCCGGGCGAACGGCACGGCAATGTCGACGGCAGCGAAGGCGCAGGATGAGCTGATCGCGTCGGGGTTGGCGGCGGGCGACTCTCTGGGGTCGATGACGAAGAAGTCCGACGAACTGCGCACCACGATGATGCGGCTCGCAACGGACGCGTTCGACGGGAACAAGAAGAAGGCCCGCGAGTACGTCAATGAGCTGCTCGGGGTGCCGAGCGAGATCAAGACCTTGATCAAGGCGGAGAAGGACCAGGCGGTCGCCGGGCTGAAGGAAGTCGAGGCGGCGATCCAGCGGACGCCGGGCGCCAAGTCCATCAAGGTGGACACGCTCAACGGTGCGGCGATCAAGGCGCTCGAAGCGGTGGGTTTCAAGACGAAGCAGCTGCCCGACGGCAGGACCGAGGTGTCCACGAAGAACGGGCAGGCAATCGGGTCGATCGCCGCGGTAGCGAAGGCCCTGCGGAACCTGAACGGCAAGACCGCTACGACGTGGACGTATCACAACGTCAAGACCACGTACATCAACAGCCTCGCCAAGCCGGGCCAGTCGGTCCACGACGTCGTGGGCGCCACCGGCGGGCTCTTCACCGGCAGTTCGTTCCGGCACGGCTACGCGGACGGCGGCCCGGTCCGCGGGCCTGGTACGGGCACCTCGGACGATGTGTTCGCGCCGTGGCTGTCCAACGGCGAGTTCGTCATGAAGAAGACGGCTGTTGACCGGTACGGCGAGAGGTTCTTGCAGCTCCTCAACGAGGGTCGCCTGGACATGCCACGGTTCGCCAAGGGCGGCAAGGTGACGAAGGCGGAGAAGCAGGCCCGCGCCGACGCCCAACACGACCTCACGATCAGCCACTTCGGGCAGATGGCCGGGTATCAGCGGAGCGAGTTCCGGTCGGGGCTCGCGAAGCCGGACTCGCTGGGTTCGCTGGTCGACTCGCTGAACCAGTGGCGTCACATGATCGAGAAGATGACGCACGGCGCGACCGAGAGCAAGTTGCTGAAGGCTCTGGACTCGACAGGCAAGAAGCTTCTCACCTACGAGAAGCAACTGAACTCGGTGAACGCGAGCCTCGGCAAAGCGAAGGACAAGCTGGAGTCGCTGAAGTCCGCGGCCGCATCGCTGGCCGACTCGGTGAAGGGCGGGGTTCTCAGCTCGGCGAACATCACCAAGGGTGCACGTGGGGATGCGCCTGTCACGACCAAGAGCATCATGGCGGGCCTCACGGCGTCCCGCGACAAGGCCACCAGCTTCGCATCCGCGCTGAAGCAGCTCCAAAAGAAGGGGCTGTCGAAGGACCTGATCCAGCAGATCGCGGAGGCCGGGATCGAGGGCGGCGGTCTGGAGACCGCGGGCGCCCTGTTGGGTGCGTCGTCGTCGGAGATCAAGTCGGCGAACAGTCTCCAGGGCCAGATCGGGAGCGCCGCCACCAGCGCGGGGAAGACGACCGCGGACAGCGTGTACGGGGCGGCGATCAAGTGGCAGGAGAGGGTCGTCAAGGATCTGACGAAGCAGCAGGAGAAGCTCACCAAGGCCATGGACAACTTGGCCAAGGTCATGGAAAAGATGATTGAGAAGGCCACCGGGAAGGCCGCGGGCGGCATCGTCGGCGCGGCCGCGTCGGGCGGGGTCCGCAGCAACCTGACATGGGTGGGCGAACACGGGGCGGAACTGCTGGATCTGCCGGCGGGGTCGCGGGTGTGGTCGAACCCGGACTCGCGGAGGAAGGCCGCGCCGCCGTGGGCGTCGATGCTGAACACGCCGCGCGGTGGCGGGGTGCGGCGCACCGCCACCCCGGTGGGCGGGTCCGCGCAGCCGATCCTCGTGCAGCAGACGATCGAGCTCGACGGACGGGTGATTGCCCGGCAGATTTTTGACCCGTTGCGCGCTGAGATCGCGCACCGCGGTGGCAGTGTTCAGCGCTCGCTCGGGCAGGGGGCCGGCTGATGGTGTTCCCGCAGACCCCGCTCCCGCTGAAGGTGGAGTTGCAGGTCGGCTCCGTGTGGACAGACGTCACGACGGATGTCCGCGGCGAGCAGCAGATCCGTATCCAGCGGGGCCGCTCCGACTGGGGCCAGGAAGTGGACTCGACGCGCTGCTCGTTCACGCTGGACAACAACTCGGGGAAGTACAGCCCGAGGAACGCGTCCGGCCCGTACTACGGGCAGATAGGTCGCAACACGCCGTGCCGCGTCAGCGTGATGACGGGCACCCCGTACCTCGACCTGCCCGGCAGCAGCAGCGACTTCGCGGAGACCGCCGACGTAGCCGCGCTGGACATCACGGGCGACCTCGACGTCCGGCTCGACGCATCGTTCGCGAACTGGCTCCCGCCCCTGGCGAGCGGCAACGCTGCCAGCGTCGAGATGATCGGCAAGTTCTCGGGGACGGGCCAAAAGTCCTGGTTCCTCGGGTCACGGAACGGCCTGCTCTACTTCGAGTGGTCCGCGGACGGCACGAACTCCCTGTCGGCGTCATCGACACTGCCGCCAGTAATTCCGGGATCAGGTCGCCTGGCGATCCGGGTCGCGCTGGACGTCAACAACGGCGCGAGCGGGAACACGGTCACCTTCTACACGGCCGACAACCTGGATGCGCCATGGACGCAGCTCGGCGCCACGGTCGTACAGGCTGGTACGACCAGCGTGTTCAGCTCGACGTCACCGGTACGGATCGGGAACGCGACGGGCTTCAACTTTGCGCAGCCCTTCAGCCGCGTGCATTCGGCGGAGATCCGCAACGGCCTGTGGGGAACGATCGTTGCCCAGCCCTATTTCTCCAACCAAGCAGTGGGCGCCACCTCGTTCTCGGATGCGCCCGGCCGCACATGGACCGTGAACGGTGCAGCGTCGATCACGAACCGGCAGACCCGCTTTGTCGGCGAAGTCAGTGCGTGGGCTGTCCGCTGGGAGACACGGTTCGACGTTGTCACCCAGATCGACGCGTCAGGCATCCTGCGGCGGCTCACGCAGGGCGCTTCCCCGGTCCGTAGTGCGATGTACCGGGAGCTGACGAACCCCTCGCGCACGGGGATCGTCGGGTACTGGCCGATGGAGGACGACGCCGGGGCCACGACGCTTGCGTCCGCGCTGCCTGCACAGGCAGCTATGCCTGCCCCGTCGTCGGGTATGTCGCTCGCGGCATTCTCGGACTGGGCAGCGTCCGCGCCGCTGCCGACGTTCACGTTCGGCACGACGAAGGCGCGGCTCGCCCCGTACACGGCAACAAACTTCCTCTTCGCCCGCTTCTTCACGCAGGTCCCTGCGGGCGGTGTCTCGGGTACTGACCGGCTGTTCAGCTTTACGACGACAGGGACCGCCCGCACCTGGAGCCTGTTCATCAACACGGCGGGTGCTCTCGCCTTGCAGGCGTATGACATCGACGGAACGCAGCTGTTCACTTCCGGGTTCGGGCTCTTCGCCATCAACGGCGTACCGAGGCATATCGGAATCGAACTGACGCAGAGCGGCGCCAATATCAACTGGGTTCTGGTCGTCTACGAGATCGACGAGACGGACCTCGCCACCATCACATTGAGCACACTGTCCGGAACCCTCAACAGCAACACGGCAGGGGCCGCTACCGAGGTGCGGGTTGGGCAGGACGGCCTACTCAACGGAACCGCGGTCGGCCACGTCGCCATGGCGAGCAGCAGCACCGCGTTCACGGCCACCCAGGGCGCGATGATCGGATGGCGGGAGGAGACCGCCAGCGGCCGCGTCCAGAGGCTGGGAAGTGAGGAGGGGTTCCCCGCGTACAGCGTGGCCGCGTCGGACCAGCAGATGGGCCCACAGGGGCGGTCGACGCTGGTGGACCTGCTGCGCGAAGCGGAGGCTGCCGACGAGGGCATCCTGTGCGAGGGCCGCTCCTACCTTGGGTTGCGGCTGCGTGACCGCATCAGCCTGTACAACCAGCGCTCGGCGCTCACCCTCGACTACACCGGCAGCTCGGGGCTCGTCACACCGCTGGAGCCCACCGACGACGACCAGTCCGTCCGCAACGACCGCACCGTCGCCCGGGTCGGCGGCTCGTCGTCGCGTCTCACTCTCGACACCGGGCCCCTGTCGACGCAGGCCCCGCCGACCGGGGTCGGACGGTACGACGACTCCGTCACCCGCAACCTCGCCACCGACGATCAAACCCTTGACCATGCGGGATGGCTGCTTCACGTGGGCACGTGGGATGAGACCCGCTATCCGGTTGTGCGGCTGGTCCTGTCGAAGGTGCCGGCGATGCTGGAGTCCGCGGCCGCGGTCGATATCGGGGACCGGATCCAGATCACGAACCCGCCGTCCTGGCTGCCGCTGGACACGGCCGATCTGCAAGTGCAGGGCTACTCCGAGGTGTTGGACCAGTTCACGTGGAACCTCGATTTCAACTGCATTCCGGCCGGGCCGTGGGATGTGGCGTGGGCTGGTGACGCGTCGACGGCGTCCAGCCCGCGCGAGTTCCGGTGGACGGACACTACAGGCAGTGCGCTGGTGGAGGCTCTGACGACGACGGAGACCGACGTTGACGTCCGCACCACTGACGGGCCCGTCTGGTCGCCGAACGTGCGCGACACCCCGTTCGACTGGCGGGTCGCGGGTGAGGTCATGACTGTCACCGCACCCCACACGCTGCTCAACCCGAACCCGTTCTTCAACACGACGGTGAACAACTGGACAGCACAGTCCAGCACGATGACGTGGTCGCAGACGTTCGTCCACCCGCACCCGCGCGCGGTCGGCTCGATGCGCATCGCCCCCGATGGGGTGTCCGCGACGGGTGGTGCGCTGGGTGACCTGACCGGGGTCGGCACGATCACGCCGGGAGCGGTGTACGTGGTGTCGGCGTGGGTGTTCTCCGTGAACGGCTGGTCCGATCTGCAACCGGCGGTGAACTGGTACGACTCCGGTGGTGCGCTCATCAGCTCGGTGACGGGGACGAGTATGTCGGTGTCCGCGAGCGTGTGGACGTATCTGGAGCAGCAGTTCACGGCCCCGGCCAACGCATCGCAGGCGAAGGTGCGGCTACGCCATGGGGGCACGCCGGCCACGTCGGATATCTGGTACGTGTGGGCTGCGCGGATCACCCGGCCTACGTCGAGCTGGCTGCACGACAACTTCGGGCGGACGGCGTCGTCTACGTGGTCGCTGGCGGACTCGGGTCAGACGTGGTCGACGGGTGGCGGCACGGCCGCCGACTACAACGTCACGGCCGGGTACGGCGGGCATATCCTCGCCACCGTCAACGCGAGCCGTAGGACTTTCGTCGACTTCACGTACCCGGATTTCGACTACTACGCCGACGTCACCACCTCGGCGACGGCGACGGGCGGCTCTCTGTTCGGCGGGCCGACCGGGCGGTACCTCGACAGCGACAACCTGTACCAGGCGCGGCTGGAGTTCACGACGGCCAACGCGATCTTGCTGACGATCCGCAAGCGGGTCACCGCAGTGGAGACGCAGCTCGGCACGGCCACGGTGGAGCTCACCCACGCTGCCGGAGCGTTCGTGCGGGTGCGGTTCCAGGCGTCGGGGACAACGCTGCGCGCCAAGGCGTGGCTGGCGTCGGCGCGGGAGCCCGACGTATGGCACGTGACGGTCACCGACTCATCGATCACCACCTCCAGCTTCATCGGCGTGCGGTCGGTCTCGGCCAGCACGACCACCAACGTCAACCCAGAGATCCGCTACGACAACCTCGCCGTGATCAACCCGCAGACGTACACGGTCACGCGCAGTGCGAACCGCGTCGTCAAAGCCCAATCGTCCGGTGCGAGCGTTGCACTCGCCTATCCCACCCCTACGGCCCTGTAGGAGGCCCGCATGTCGCAGTACCCGGTCATCTACGCAGGGCAGCGCATCACCGCATCGCTCCTGACGTCCATGGAGCCGCTGGAGGCGTACAAGGCCACCGACACGACCCGCACGTCAACGACGACGGTCGCCGATGACCCGGACTTGGTGATCGCCCTGGAGGCGAACGCCACCTACGTCGTGGAGATGCTCATCAAATATGCGGCCGTGACCGCCGAGCAGTTCAAGACCCAGTGGTCCGTTCCGGCTGGCGCCTCCGGCGGGCGTGGCCGGATCGGTGTCTCCTCGTCGGTGAACGACACCACGACCGGCGGTCCGTTCGGCGACGGCGCGTTCGGCCAGCACGGGTTTGCCACCCCTCTGACGTACGGAACCCGCGCCAGCGCAGTGAACCAAGTCATCGCGTATGAGCTCGGCACCGTGACGACGACGACCGCGGGGAACGTGGCCCTGTCGTGGGCGCAGAACGCGTCGGGGCTGACGGGGACGAAGGTGGCTGCGGGGTCGTACGCCCGCGCTAAGCGGATCTTCTAAGCGAAGGAGTACGAGATGGCCTTGCAGTGGGGCGTTCCCAGCACCATTACATTCCATCCGCAAACGTCGGTAGATGTCATAGCGACGAAAGCGCTCGGCGGCGGCAGCTCGACCGGCATGTTCTTCCGGGTCACCTTCGGCGGGGAAGGGCCTGAGCCGACAGAGGAGACGGTTCTCGGCTGGCTGGCCGTCCTCCACAACGCGTTCGAGGCGGACGGCTGGACAGCCGATCTGCGGTTCACGCAGACCACCAGCGTGACCCGGCAGATCGAGGAAGTCTGAGAGAGAAGGTTCGCATGGCCACACCAATGACGGCCGCCGAGCGGCTGGCCGCGTACAAGTACGAGGGCCTCACGGCCTTCGAGCACGACGGGTGGCGCACCCACAACCGGGACACGGCGACCGGGAAGACGTTCGGCCCGGTGGTGGGGGTGCTCATCCACCACACGGCCGGGCACAACGACAAGGAGATCTGCTACAAGGGCAGACCCGATCTCCCGGGCCCGCTGTGCCACAACTGGCTGGGCAAGACGGACGGCCTGTGGATGATAGGGCAGGGCCGGGCGAACCATGCCGGGCTCGTCGACCTCGACGTCGTCAACGCCCTGCGCGCCGAACAGTCCCCGCTGCCGCACGACGACCAGGCCAACTACGACGGCAACGACGTCCTGTACGGGCTGGAGATCGAAAACCTCGGCGACGGCCACGACCCGTACCCGGCCGAGCAGTACCGGCAAGCGGTGCTGTGGGCGGCCGCGCACTGCCGGCACCACGGCTGGACGGAACGTTCCGTCGCCGGGCACAAGGAAGTTCAGCCCGGGAAGATCGACCCATCGTTCGACATGGACGTGTTCCGGGCGGACGTCCGCAAGCAGCTCGCGATACGGCCCGACACCCCGGCCACCCCGAAGCCCACGCCGTCCCGGCCACGCGTAAGCGTGAAGCGGCTACGCGAAGCCGCAGAGGCCGACCCTCCCGCGAGGCAGGGCCACGTCACGTACATGGCCGGCGTGAACCTCGTCGAGGCGGCCCTCGTCAAGGAGGGGCTGCTGTACAAGCGGTACGCCGGGGACGGTTCGTTCGGCTCGGCG